GATTTTGTAGGGTTAGGTGTGCATTTTTGTATTATAGGACTATTATCGGTTCAATTTGGTGTTTCTGAAAAGTATTCTTCTCCTCTTGGGCCCTTTTGGTAGCGCAATACGCATCCAGGGCGTGATGCCAATTTTTGAGCTTCAATTGCATTGCTGGCATTGGTCACCGAGTATGGTGTAAAACCCGGGTTGCTGCGATAATAGTAGACGTCGGTTGTTTTGCCCGGAGTATACATTTGTTTTCGGGCATGGACTTTCATTTGCTCTATTGTGGCATCAGGAGCTATGTACACGAATACGCGCCACTTTTCTTTATTCTTAAAGTATTCAATCTGTTCGAAATCTAAATCACTTGAACAAGCAGATAGAAACACTATGCTTGATATGTACAATAAAACTTTAGAAATTTTTTTCATGGGGTAAAGTTTTAGTGATTTTGGGTATGTCGCCCTTTGTAGGGTGGAGTTATAAAATATTTCTTTTTATTACCCCTGTAACACGGAGAAGGCGCTGAACATCGGCAAGCGGTATCTCGAATTCCGGATAGAAATACTCGCCCTCCATCGGCCCGCTTTCGTGTTTCATGTGGTTGTCGCTAAGACAACGATAGGCGGTCTTATTTTTATTATAGTACAACCGCTTCAAATAGCGGTTTTCGTGAGTTTCTATAACGTATACGGTTCCTGGCTCGATGAAATGCTCGTTATACTGCTTGAGCCCAATCACACAACCTGCTGGGTAATTTGGCACCATGCTGTTGCCGTATACGCGGAGTGCAAATTCACTGTCTTTCATAAGTCCCCCGATTTCGATCATCCCCGATGGTCGTGCTTGTGTCATTTCCATTCCGTATGCTGTGCCCGCTGCGACCTCTGCATCAAAATAGGGGATAACTTTACCTGTGCTTATGACGCTTGATGTGTCTGATTGTGAAATTTTATTAGCGTCATTTCCTCCACCAATAAGGGCTGAGGTGTCCCATTTCAAAGCAGATGTTGCTTTGCTAATAAATTCGAGAGGAATTGGCCTAAATCCTTTCTCGATTTGCGAAATAAACCCCTGGGTGCAGCCAAAAAAATCGGCGGCATCCTTCTGAGTTAAGTTATTCAACCTTCTAAACTCTTTAAAATCAGGCATTATGTATATTATTAGCAATTTGCGGTGAAAAATATTAGCAAAAATGCTTGTATTGCTAATATTTGTGCTTATATTTGCATTGTGTTAATTAAGATATACCGCAAAGGTACGACGAAATTAACGCGATGTAAATAGCAAATATATATAAAAAAATCTACGAAAGCGCAAATTGGAAATGGAAATCCCTACAACTCTATCATTCAAAAAGGGGCTGCGAGAAGCCAAATATGGCGACGTCCCGGCGATCAGGGCTTCTATTATGGCCGCGCTGGGTATCACGAGCCGTCAGGCGTATGCGAACCGGCGCGACGGAAAAGTCGGCTATTCGGTCGACGACGTACGGTGTGTGGAGGCTGCATTCGCGGCCTACGGAGTAACCGACCCGTGGGGTGAATAGTCATGAAAACTGATGCGATTTTATCGAAGGCCGAGGCCCGGGTCGCCCGGGCGTACGTGGACGGGCTGATCGGAAAGGAGATCGCCGACAGGCTGTGCATATCCTATAATACGGTCATCCGGCATACGCAAAATATCTACGAAAAGATCGGCCGGCGGTCGGTGAATGCACTGGTCGCATGGTGGTTTTGCGAAAATTTCAATATCGACCTTCGAGAGGTCGGACGCCGCATCGGCGCTACGTGCCTGTTGTTGCTATTCTGCACCTACACTTTCTGCGGCGGCGATTACGAACGCGCGACGCGCCGGGTGCGCCGCGGACGGCGGAATGAATATGAATACATAATCGAGGAATGATATGCTGACATTGACCGAAATAGACATGATCGCCGAACGTGTGGTGCGCATGATGAAGCCGGCCGACGAGATTATGAATATCGAACGGGCCGCGGAATACCTCGGAACGACGACCGACGCCTTGTCGAAACGGGTGGAGCGGCGCCAGGTGCCGTTCCACAAGCAGGGTAAGTTGTTATATTTTTCCCGTAACGAATTGAATGAACATTATTTGAGAGACAAGGACATGGTTGCGGCGACGACGGGAAACCTGTACGGGCGCCGCCGAAAATAAACCCTTTGCTAAATGGGATTGTGATTTTGCTAATGGCATTATGCCGGGGCGATGGCCTGCCGTGAGGCCCGCGATCGCTTTTTTTCGATGAAATTACTATGGACGAAATATACCACAAGCGATGGCGCCCGGCGGACGTGCGCAAGTTGTCAGAATTATATGCGGCGGGACGGCCGCCCGAGGAGATCGCCGGGGAACTGGGACGTAATGTCCGGGCTGTGAAAAGCAAGGTGTGGCGCCTCGGACTGCGGAGGAAACAGATCGCCCGCGAAGCGCGGCGCAAACTCGATTGTATGCCAAACCCTTTTGGATGGATGAAATAACACTTTATATCATGAGGAATATTGTTGTGGTTGATATTGACGGCACCCTGTCCGTCGTCGGCGAACGCCGAAAATACATTGCCGGGGAACCGAAGGATTGGGCGCGGTTTTACGCCGACAAGTTCGACGACGATCCGATCCCGGAAGTCTGCGACTTGGTGCGGGAGCTTGCGAAAACCTATTCGATCTTATTCTGCACCTCGCGGAGCGAGTGCGCGCGCCAGCGGACGCAACTGTGGCTGCACCGGCACTTGGGGATGTCTCCGCAGGACTACACGCTGATCATGCGTGCGCCTGCGGACGAGCGCCCGGATGTGGTATCGAAGATCGACACCTTCACGGCCGAAATGACGCCCGAGGAACGCAACGCCGTATCCTTCGTCCTGGACGATAGCGAGGCTATGGCCGTGGCGTGGGAAACAGCGGGGTATACGTGCCTTCATGTAGTCGTAGGGGATAGATAACATGGCCGGATACCTGAAAATACCGCGCGACCTGTTCAATTCGGACGAGTGGAAAGAACGCCGCGTTTTCGGCAAGATCGAGGCGCAGGTCGACCTGCTGCAGATGGCGGCCTATGTCGACGGGCGGGTGGTTCACTGTGCGACACGGGACGTGGTGTTGCAACGCGGCCAACTGCTTACGACGATGCGTTTCCTGGCCGACCGGTGGGGGTGGAGTGCCGCGACGGTGTACCGGTATTTACAGTCGCTGAGAAACAGCAATAGAAACAACATCCGAATACAGATTGAAACGGCTGTCGAAACAGGCAGGACGCTTATAACTATTTGTGATTATGGCAAATGGGATTTGGATGGCGTGGCAAATGAAACAACCGATGCAACACCTTTTGAAACAGCCTGTGAAACACCGGATGAAACGCTATCAGAAATAAAGTATAGTAATACAGGGGAGATACAGGATAGAGAAAGCACTATATCACAGTTGGTAAGTGACTTTAAAATCGCGTGCGCACGTGCGGATACGCGCGAGGATGCCCGGCGCATCCACCGCGAGCTGTGGCGGGCCGGATGCTGGGACAAATCGTCGGAGGTGTGGAAGTCCCTCGGGAAGGAATACCAGTTCCTCGTCATGGTATGGATGTATTACCCCGACTTGCAGATGAAGATAGACGCGCCCCTGATAACGTGGCAATCCCGCGATTTGGTCGGGCATTATAAGCCCGGCGATTTGATGCGTACGGTGGAGGCTATGGCCAACAAGAAAGGCATCGAAAAAACGGTTGCCTCCGTCCACCGGACGCTGAGAATATGGCTGCGTCAGGATTGGGAGATAAACGGCCGAAAGGACAAACGAGAATAGCTATGTTCAAGCGTACGAAACAACCCACGCCGATACAAATGGTTTTGCGTGTTGTCTACGACATCCAGGCGCGCAAACGCGCTGCCCGGATAGAGCCCGACCATGCGCTGCTGATCGGCGACAGAATCTACCTTCACGTTTCGCAGGTTCTGACGCCCGAAGGCTTCAAGCGGATCGTGGACAAACTCGTGGCTGATGGAATAATTCTTCGCGGCGACACCGCGCGGGACACGTACATTCGGATAGCCGATTACGATAGCGTCGCAAGCTGCTATAATGACGCCCCGCGTCCCCAGTCCCCTCAGTTAACCTTTAACGAACGATAAAATGAAAGTCATAGTAACCTTTTCGGGAGGCAAGGACAGCCTTGCATCGCTATTGTGGACACGCGAGCATATCACCAAGAATTTCACGACCGTATTTTGCGATACGGGCTGGGAGCATCCGCTGACCTACGAGTACATCAACCGGATCGCGGATAAACTCCACTTGGATTTGGTGACACTCAAGTCGAAGAAATACGACGGGATGGTCGATCTCGCGCGGCAGAAGAAGCGTTGGCCTTCGACGCGGGCGCGGTTCTGCACGGAGGAATTGAAGACGAAGCCCTGCATCGACTACGTACTGGACAAGGTTCAGGATAATATGCTGATGATACAGGGCATCCGGGCAGCAGAATCGGCCAGCCGGGCGAAGATGTCGGCGCAATGCACGTACTTCAAGTACTATTTCGAGCCTTACGGCTACGATAAATTGGGCAAACCGAAGAAGCACACCTACCGAAGCAAGGAGGTACGGGCATTTCGGGAGAAATTCGCCGATGATCTGCGTCGGCCCGTGTTCGACTGGTCGGCGCAGCAGGTGATCGATTACATCCTCGACGCAGGTTTGGAGCCAAACCCGCTCTACCGGATGGCCTACAAGCGTGTCGGCTGCTGGCCGTGCGTGATGGCGAATCAGCGGGATATTCTCAATATAGCCCGGCAATCCCCAGAGCGGATCGCCTACATTGCCAAAATTGAGCAGGAATTACAATGCGGTGACCGGTTGCGTTCAGAATTTTTCGGCCCGGACAAAATACCTGCCCACGCGATCACCAGCGGTAACAAGTACCCCGACATCTACGATGTTGTGCGGTATGTCGAATGGCAGAACGCCACGGGCAGTTTGTTCGACGACGATACAGCGACCAGTTGCATGAGCTATTACGGATTATGTGAGTAAAACAATAATGAAGATGAAAGACCAAGTAACGAGCATCGAGCAGTCGAAGCGGCTGATCGAGATAGGAGTGCCCGCGGAGAAGGCGAGCATGGTGTGGGTTCCGGATTATAAATTCGATTCAAATACTAGAGAATTTATTTCGACTGGGAGTTATGAAATATGCCCTAAGCACCGCGTATTCGATGTAGTCAAGGAGGATGTTATTCCTGCCTTTACAGTCGCCGACCTGCTGGGGATTATTAAATCCATCAATGTTTTCGGGAACCCCATCATAGAAAAGATTGGTGATGCGCGTTGGAGATTTGAATTCGGGGCGATTACGGGGGAGTTGGAATACGGTTTCAACGAATGCCAAAATATAGTCGAACTCCTCGTCGGCCGAATCGAGTGGATGGTGTCTAACGGTTATGAACTGAACATATGAAAAGTGAGAAAGCAAAAGCAATCATCCGTGAAAATGATTTCTATTTCAGCATCGACGGGGTAACGTTTCAGGAGGCCCGGGCGATGATGAAGAAAGACGCAATAAAGGCCGTCGAACTCGCCGAGCAGGAGGCCGAGGAACGGATGCGCGAGAAGGCGGTGAAGATATTTACGGAAATTTTATACATGCCCGCACGACAACTTGCGAAAGAATGCGGAGTTAGCGTCGATGATGTCGAAGAAGACAGTGGTATCGACTACTGCAGAATATTATTCATCCAAAAACTGACTGAATAATGAAAAACAACATCGAAAACGGGATTTACATTCCCGACGAAAACCGCGAACTGCACCCGCTCGACGAGTGGATGAAACGCGAAGACCCGACCACGGCGCAGACCGTCGTACTGGTAACCGATTCCGGAACGCTCGAAATCGCCAAAGAAGACCTGCCGGGCAAATTCAATTTCAAGGTCGCGCAGGGAGCCGCTGCCGAATACCGCGAGGGCTTTCGCTGCGCAACCCGTCACGAGGCAATAGAAATGTACGACGCCCGGTTCCGGGGCCTCGACAAAGCGTTTAAGAATTTTTATTACATCTATCATTTGTTCGGCGCTTAATTGCATTATGGGCGTCGTTGATGGAAATTGGTCGGCTGCCGCTGGATGGTTCGTGGCTGCCTGTGCTAAATTGCTATTGCTACTTTCGATGGATTATTTAGAGCTGAAACAATGAAGAAATAGATATGCCAACCATCCCCAAGCCGACCCGGCGCGGCTATCTTCCGCCGAGGATCACACAAGGCCGACGTCTGCACGATAACGGTGAATTCTATCGGTCGACCCGATGGCGGCGGCGCCGGCTTCAAAAACTCGACGCGGATCCGCTTTGCGAGGAGTGCAAACGGCGCGGTCTTGTTACCCCGGCCACGGTGGTCGACCATATTGTGCCGATTAACGAAGGGGGCGCAGCTATGGATATGGACAACCTGCAAAGCCTTTGCGACAAATGCCATAACCGGAAGAGCGGTATCGAGGCTCACAAATCAAGACGATGAAAACAAGTGCAACGATTAACCAGGTCATCGCCGAATGGTTGGCGAACATAGATGTAATGGCTACGACCCGCAGAAGCTACGGTGCGAAGGTACAGTTATGGTTCCGCTGGCTGCATGGCCGAGGGTGCGATCCTCGGATGCCGCGCCGCGTCGATCTGCTCAGCTACAAACAGGATTTGGAAGCACAGGGGAAAACGGCGCTGACTGTCGACAGTTACGTGACTGCGGTGCGGTTGTTCTATAAATACTGCAAGCAGCGCGGGTACTATGACAGCATCGGCGATGGTATACGTTCCTCTGTGCGATACAAGGGGCATCGCAAGGGACGGCTTATTGCTGCCGATGCTGCACGCCTGTTGGATTCTATCGACGTGACGACCAGGAAGGGCAAACGCGACAAACTGATGATCGCACTGATGTTGCTGTTGGCGCTTCGTACCTGCGAGGTCGAGCGGATCAACATAGAAGATTTCGACCGCACGGAAGATGGCATCCCGATCCTGTATATTCAGCGTAAGGGACGACATGAGAAGGTCGAAGCGATGGCTTTGCCGGACAGCATCGTCGAATTGTTCACGGATTATATCGCAGATCGGGATTTGAAGCCGGGCGAAGCGTTGTTCGTCGGCGAGAACCGAAAGGTGCCGCAGCGGTTGTTGCGCACCTCGATCAGCCAGATCGTGCACGAACGACTGACGGCAATAGGGATCAACCGGCCCGATATAACGGCGCATTCGTTACGCCACACATGCGCTTCGATGATGGTTGAGGCCGGGGCCGACCTTGAGACCGTACGCGATATGCTCGGCCACACGACGACGAACACGACACGTATTTATGCGCAGGAAGTACACGCCCGAATGCTGCTTCGCAACTCGCCGTCGAAACTGGTGGAAAAAGCGATAAAACAGTTCCAGCGCGTCGGGCGGTGCGGTGTGTATATATAATTACTTCCGTGATATATATGATACTGTATTGTGTCATAAATTGACATAAACCTTCACGAGCAAAAACTATGAGTTAATGCGATAAAATATTGAAACATAGTGTGGAAGGGTAGGGGGTCGGAATCACGACAGGGTGGCCGCGACACAACCGCCCCCACAATCTTCTGCACACACGTCCAAAATCTGAAAACTTTTTGAGTGAAATTATGGGAAGGAAACCGATCCCCGATGCAAAAAAATCCTTGCAGGGAACGTTGAAAAAATGCCGGATGCAGGAAGCCTCGACGCCGACCACCGGGGTGTGCAAGCCGATCACCAAGACCACAGCTCCGCCGTGGCTCACGGACAAGGCCCGCAGGATATATGGCGATACGGCAAAAATGCTTATCACGTGGCGCGTGCTGACGAAACTCGACCTGCCCCTGTTGGCTGCGTATGCGGCGGCCTATGCCAATCTGATCGCGGCAAACGATGATATAGCGGAGTATGGGTATTTTGTTACGACGCACACCGACAAGGGCGTGACGCGCACGCTGCATCCGGCTGCCAAAATGTTCAAGGATTCGTTGGATACGGTCAACAAGATCGGGGCGCAGTTCGGGTTGTCGCCCGTTTCCCGTCGGAGTTTCGACGCGGCCGCGGGCGGCAGGAAAGAGGAACCGAAGAAGGAGGAAGATCAGTTTGCAGAATTTTTCAAATGACAAGAGTGAAGAAGATACATCCGGCCGAACAATATGCCGCCGACGTCCTGTCCGGCCGTGTCGTTGCGTGCAAGTATATACGGCAAGCGGTAGAGCGCTATTACAGGGATTTGGATCAGGCTGTGGAAAAGGGATGGTATTTCGATGCGCGTGCAGCGGAACGCTGTATCAACTTCATCCAGTCGTTGAGGCATATCAAAGGCGAGTGGGCCGGCCGGCCGATCACGCTGGAGCCGTGGCAGCAGTTCGTGCTCTGGAACGTGTTCGGCTTTCGCCGCTCGGCGAACGGCTACCGCCGCTTCAAGGAGTTCTATTTGGAGGTTGCCCGCAAGAACGGCAAAACGACGTTGCTGGCGGGGATCGGGTTGTATATGCTTTTCGCCGACGGTGAGGCCGGGGCCGAGGTCTACTCGTGCGCAACGACGCGCGACCAGGCACGCGAATGTTTCGGTGCGGCGCAGCAGATGGTCGAAAAATGTACGCTTTCGAAGCGGGCGAAAGTGTTCCGTTCTGCCGGCGGTTCGATCGTTTACGAAAACAACGGGTCGGTATTCAAACCGCTGTCGTCCGATGCCAAGACGCTCGACGGTAAAAATGCCTCGTGCACGATCCTTGACGAGTTCCATGCCCACCGAACCGACGAGGTGTACGCGGTCATGAAGTCGTCCATGGGTGCGCGCCGGCAACCGCTGATGTGCATTATCACGACCGCAGGTTTCAACCTTGCGTCTGCATGTTACACCTACCGCACGAGTGCGTTGAAATTGCTGTCCGGAATCATCGAGGACGACACGCTGTTCGTCATGATCTACACGCAGGACAAGCGCGAGGAGCTGGCCGATCCGGGTATGTGGTATAAGTCCAATCCGTGCTACGGAGCCTCCGTGATTCCGGAATACTTGGTCGAACAGTATAACAACATCCGTACGAAGCCCGAGCAGGAAACGAACATCCTGACGAAGAACTTCAATATGTGGGTGCAGGCCGCGGACACGTGGATCAACGACGAGGTTTGGCGCGCCTGCAAAACCACGACCGACCCGGCGACGCTGGCCGGTTGCACCTGTTACGGCGGCCTCGACCTGGGGGCCGTCAACGATTATTCGTCGTTTGCGCTGGAATTCCACGAGGGCGGCAGGACGCAGGTGCTTGTCTGGTTTTGGATTCCCGAGGAAAAGTACCGCAGTCGGCAGGAGATGTTGCGCGAGAATATCAATATCGAGGTTTGGCAGCGGCAGGGATATATCGCCGTCACGCCGGGTAATGTCACCGACTACGACGCGATCCGGGCCGATATAAACAGGATTGCGGGGCAATACAACATCGTCAAGATCGGGTACGACCGATGGAACTCGTCGCAACTGGTCATCGACCTGCTGGCCGACGGGCTTCCGATGGACGGTTTCCAGCAGTCGATAGCCAACATATCGCCCCCGACAAAGGATTTCGAACGGCTTGTGCGGCTCGGAGAGTACGAACACTTCGACAACCCCGTGCTGCGGTGGCAGATGTCCAATGTCGTCGTCTACCGCGATGCCAACGACAATATAAAACCCTTGAAGAACAAGAGCCCCGAGAAGATCGACGGCATCGTCGCCGCGATCATGGCGCATGGTGAATACATGAGCGCACTGCGCGATCCGGAAACTCCGTCCGTGTACGAAAGCCGCGGCTTGAGAACATTCGATTAATCAAAATATACGACTATGAAAGAACCAACCAATCCAGCAACCACACGGCTCGACGCCAACACCTCGCGTTTTATCTCCACCCCGGCGGGATTCTATGACCGTTATATCCTCCTCCTGGCGTATTACGAAACGAACGAGCAGGCATACGAAGCGACCGAGCGGCAATATGCCGAGATCGTAGGGCGCCGCCGCTTCAAATGCTACGAAAGTTTCAAAAGTTCGTACAGCCAGTGGTGCAAACGCCGATCGGGCACCCCTCGCAGACGGCGTTAGGAGGCCGATTTGTTAAAAAGTTAATGCCGTTAACCTGCGAAAGTTAACGGCGTTAACCTTTTTTCCGAAAATTGTTTCCGAACCTTTGTATAGCAAAAACGCCGTACATGGGAATTGTCAGAAACATAATCGCACGCGCCGCGCTCCGCTTCGGGATTCCGGTCTTTTACGAACGCCGGATGTTTAACACGATGGGTGGCGATGCCAACGTAGATACGGACTTCGCATTGAAAATATCGACGGTCTGGTCGTGCGTCGACCTGCTGTCGGGTGCTATGTCCACGCTGCCGCTGCATGTCAAGGAGCGAACCGATAGCGGCCGTCGTGTGTTGTACGACCATCCGGTCGCCCGGCTGCTGATGAAGCCGAACCCGAAGATGAACGGGGTGATATTCCGGCGGGCGATGATGACTTCGGTGTGCCTTCGGGGGAATGCCTACGCCTTCATTACCGCACGGGATGCGATGCAACGGCCGACGCGGCTCGATTTCGTGCTGCCGTGGAACGTGTCGCTGTGGGAAGGCGATGACGACATCTACTACACCATAGCCGGCAATGAGGCGAAGATTCCGAGCCGTGACGTTATCCACCTGAAAGGGTTGTCGATGAACGGGCTGTTGGGACTGTCGCCGATCCGCCAGCACGCCGACCTGCTCGAAACCTCGGGCAACTCGCTCGACTTCGCCCGCTCGTTCTATAAGAACGGATGCCGGACGACCGGGGTGTTTAAAAAAGACAAGACACTGAGCGACGAAGCGTATGAACGCTTGCGGAGACAACTCGCAGAGCAGTATTTCGGTGCGAAAAATGCCGGAAAACCGCTGCTGCTGGAGGACGGTTTGGACTATACGGCTATCACCATCCCGCCCGAGGACGCACAGTTCATCGCCACGCGCCTGCAATCCGTGGACGAGATCGCGGCGATATTCCGCGTCCCGCCCCACATGGTCGGCAACCAAAGCCATTCGACGTACAACAACAACGAGCAACAGAACCTCGAACTGTATAACCTCACGTTGCGGCCCTGGATCGTCAACACCGAGGCCGAGTTCAACGACAAACTGCTGCGCGAGGATGAGAAGGGACGCACCTATATCGACATCGACGCAAAGGGTTTGCTGCGGGCCGACACAGCTGCGCGGACTGCCTTCTACAAGGAAATGTTCTATATCGGGGCGATGAACCCGAACGAAATCCGGGCCAGCGAGGACATGGACGGATACGAGGGCGGCGACCAGTTCTACCACCAGGCGAATATGGAGCCCGTGACCGGAAAATCTCAAAACAATGGAACAGAATAACGAAAAAGCAATCAATCGGCTGCTGCGGCGCTCGGTGCCCGTCACGGACTTGTGTGTCGAGCAGCGGGGCGAGGGTGAGGAACCCTCGCGGCGGATCAGCGGTTACGCAGTCCGTTTCAACGAATGGTCTAAACCCTTCTGGGGGGAATGGGTCGAAATGATCGACCCTCAGGCGTTCGACGGATGCGATATGTCCGATGTACGCATGTGCACGGATCATGGTACCGACTGCGTGGATGTGCTCGCACGTTACCGCGACGGGGCGGGGACACTGAGCATCGAGATCGACGCCGTAGGTGTCAAATTCTCCTTCGAGGCCCCGACGACGACGCGCGGCAACGACATCCTGGAGCTGGTGCGCCGCGGCGACATCAACGAGTGCAGTTTCGCGTTCGTCGTGGCCGAGGACAGCTGGTCATGGAAAACCGCGAACGCTTCGCAGCAGTACGACCAGCGCGTCGTAAAACGAATCGCAAAGTTGTACGATCTGTCGATCGTCATTGTCGGGAAATACGATAACACGTCCGCCGTAGCGGAACGGGATGCCGTCGACGAACTTCGCACGGAGGCAACCCGGACGGCGCATAAAAGCCTCGAAGTCGTACGGGCCCGCGATTTCCTGGCTTCCGAACTCGAAAACTTTTAACACCTTCAAAACTATGAAAAGCATTAAAGAATTGAAAGAGGAGCGGTCGGTGCTCCACGAAAAGATGCACGAGATCGTGCAGACCGCCGAGCAGCGGAGCGACACGGCATTCACGGCCGAGGAGCAGGCGCAGTACAACGAATACCGGACGCAGTACGACGCCCTGTCGGAACGCATCGCACGCCTCGAAGCCGACGAGCAGCGTGCGGCCGAGCTGGCCCGCCCCGTGTCGACCGCATTGGGCAAGGGTGCCGATACCGAAGAGACCCGCGCCGAGAAGCGCAACGAAGAGCTGCGTGCAGCCTTCCTCGATGTGTTGTCGGGACGCAAGACCCGCAACGACCTGACACAGGAGGTGCGCGACGGCCTGTTCCTCGGTGCGTCGAACAACCAGATCGTCGTGCCGAAGTTGGTGATGAGCAAGGTGACGATGGCGCTCAAGAGCACCGGCACCTTCCTCAATGCGGTGGATTTCGTCATTACCCAAACGAGCGATTCCTACGTCCTGCCGACCTACGACGCTGCGGGTGACGAGCTGGTGCGCGTGAAAGAGGGTAGCAAGACGTCCGATGATTCGTCGAACAAGTTCGGCGGCACGGAGATCAAGGCCTACGACTACAACACCAAGATTCAGAAAATCCACGTCAACCTGCTCAAGACGTCGGGCGTCGATGTGGAGGCCGTCGTCGTCGAGGCGATCGCGCAGTGCATCCGCCGCGGCTTGAACAAGCTTGCGACGATCAGCGGGACGGGTACCGACGACATTACGGCACTGCTGAGCAGCGCACCCACCGGGGTGACGACCGCCAGCAAGGACGCCGTGACCTACGACGAACTCGTCGATATGGTCGCCAGCGTAGACGGCGCCTATGCGGATTCGTGGATCATGTCGCGCAACACGCTGCTGAACATTGCGAAGATCAAGACCACGGACGGATCGCCGATCTTCCTCAAGGACGTAAACACCGGGGCCATCACCCACATCCTCGGCCATCCCGTGGTCATCAACAACGACATGCCGCAGATCGGTACGGCCGAGGCGAAGGTCATTGCCTTCGGCGACCCGAAGGCCTACCACCTGCGTATGGTGGACGGCGTGCGTATGACCGTATTCTACGAGAAGTACGCCGACGAGAACATGATCGGTATCATGGGGCACATCCTTGCGGACGGCAAGCTGAACGATGCGGGCACGCACCCGATCAAGGTACTCGCACTCGCTTCGGCATAACAGGGGACGGCCATGACGAAGAACCGGAAGCAAAAGGAGTATCCGCGCCACCTGATCGAGCGGATCGCCGCCGAGCAGATGCGGGTGGTGCCCGAGGACGGTGAATTGTACGACAATGCGATCCGCAACCTGTATGCGGCGTTCGATATTGCCGAGCAGTACACCAACAGGATCATCGTGCGCAGCGTCGTGACGTTCGGCCTGGCCGCATTGGCGTCGCTGGTGGATATTCCGACCGCTCCGGTTCTGTCCGTGGCCTCGATACGGTATTACGATGCCGACGACGTTTTGCAGACACTCGACAGCGGGGATTACGAACTGGTCGCGTCGGAACACAGTACGTCGGTCGAGTTTTTCCGCATCCCTGAATTGTCGTCGCGCCGCAAGCGCAACCGCGTACTGATCGAAACCGTATGCGGGTACAGCGACTACGAGGATGCCGTGACGCGCGAGCCCCTGGATGCCGGCGGGATCGTTCTGCCGGGAAACATCGAGGCTGCCGTGCAGCTTCGGGCGGGAACGCTGGCCGAGGCTGACGGCGACGCGATCATCGGCCGCACCATCGGAGCGCTTCCCCTCACCGTCGAAAGATTGTTGAACCCCTACCGCATGGCGCCCTATGGCTGGCAAGATTAAAATTATGCTGCTGAAACCCGCGGTTCGGCAGGATAGCACCGGCGAGCTGGTGGGCGATCCGACGCCGTGGCGTCATTTCTGGGCGACAAAAACCGAGAACGGCGGCCGTGCCAACCTGTATGCCTCGCGCATCGTCCATGAGAACAGCGTCGTATTTTCGGTGCCGTACAACAAGGGGATCACTCCCGACATGCTCGTCGAGGTCGACGGGGAACGTCGCCCTATCGAGGCCGTCTACGAAGAAGGATTCCGGAAAACGACACATATACTTATCACCAAAACCGATATTGACAACAATGCTGGATATTAAGATCGAAGGGTACAAGGAGGCCGTACAGGTCTTCGTGCAGCTCGCCGAGCAGATGCAGAAGCGCATCGTGCGGCAGGTGTTGCGCAAATCGGCCCGCCCTATGGTGCTGGCCGCCCGGAACCGGGCGCCGAAGCGAACCGGGCGGCTTCGCAAGTCGATCCGGGTCGTATCGTTGAAGAAAGACCGCGTGCCGACCGTGGTACCGATGGCTATTGCCCCGGTGTTCGACGTCTCGAAGAACGGCAAGGTAAACGCCTTTTATGCGCGGTTCGTGCACGATGGGACGAAGGATCGTTATCCGCGCTCCCTGACCCGCAAGCGGGCAAAGGGGGCGAAAGGTTCCCGTGTGTTGGTGTTCACCGGCTCGCACGGTGAAAAGGTATTCACCCGCTCGGCGCGGGGCTTGTCGCCGAACCCCTTCATGATGCAGGCGTTCAACAGCGCGACCGGTTCTACCGTCGACGATTTCGGTAAAGAGATGGCGGCGGCGGTCGAGAATTTTGCAAACAAGAATTTTGTAAAACTATGATCCCAACCGAGATAATGGTCGACATGCTGTCGGCGGTGCTGTCCAAGGAAAAGATTTATCCCGAGGTGGTGCCGAGTGCCGTGCAGCCGCCGTTTATCCACTATTCCGAGAGTTGCGAACCGACCCCTTCGAAGGATGGGGATGCCGGGGCTGTGACGACCACGGTGGTATCGGTCGCCGCGTCGACGAAGGCCGAGGCCGCACGGTTGGCCGACGCTGTTGTCTCGGCGTTGGATATGCGGGAATCCGGGGAGCGTGTTTTCTACTATCAGGGGCGCGAGTATGTGTTCTTCGATCAGGACAGAATATCCACCTATGACATGACATTTAAAATCTTATAACATGAAAACAGGAAACGGGCGCAGCCTCACGATGTTATGCGCCAACAAGAGCGTCTACCACGCACAAACGCACACCTTCACGATCTCGCCCGAGTTCGAGGAGTGGGAAACCAAGGACACCAAAGGCAAGGAGTTCGAATTGAAAAACCTGGCGTTCTCGGCCTCGGCCGACGGCATCGTCTGCGTGCGGGAGGCGTCGGAAGAGGGTGACAACCTCGATACGCCCGACATGATCGCACAGGCGATCAGCGGGCAGGCGGTCGATGTCGTGGTCGAGCTGGCACTGCCCGGCACGACGGCCAAGAAATATACGACCAAGTGTGTCGTGGAGACGTTCGAAGTCAGCGAAACCGTCTCGGAGAAAGCAACCTACAAGGCCTCTTTCAAAGGCTACGGGTTGACGCCGATGGAGTAATGCGGACGAAACAACAATAACTTACGGGCGGAGCCTTCCGCCCGTATATTCCTAAAAACTATGTTGCAACAGATAACAACGAAGGGTGAAACCTACCCGCTGAATTTCGGCATTCGCACGCTGGCGACGACGGCCGACGCCCTCGGGATGAGCCTCGACAAGATGGTGAAGCAATTCCAGATGCCGGACATGAACGTCGGCGACATGATCGGGCTGATCGTGTCCGTATCGGCGGTGGCCATGACCGACGGCGCCCGTAAATCGGGACAACCCCGGCACTACTCCGAGGACGACGTGGTGGATATGATCGACGAGGACGAAACGCTGCTGCCACAGCTTGTCGCGTTGTTCCGCGCGTCGATAGGCTCCGGGCAAAAGGTTTTTCCGACGGCGGCGACCGCAAAGCCCGGCGAGTAAGCCGCCGCAAGGAGAACCCCCGGGAAATATCCTACCGCTCGCTCTATGCCGTGGGTGTCGGGATGATGGGGCTGGCCCCGTCGGAGTTCGACGACATGACGCTCGACGAGTTCGATGCGGCAGAGCAGGGATATATTCGCCGTCTGGAAAGCGAATACCGTACGGCAATGGAGGTGCAGCGGTGGGGTAGCTACGTGGTGTCGTCGGCGATGCGGGACTACAAGGGGCAGGGCCCGGGCGAGGCATTGCCTTTCCCGTGGGACGAAAAGCCCCGGACACGGAGGAAAACGGGCAAGTTGTCGAAGAGGGACATCGAGCGGATGGAACGGGAAGCATTGGAGATCGCAAACGGATTTGAAGCATGGCAAAAAAAATCGCGGAACTCCTGATTAAATTGGGAGCCGACACATACGGCTTTAAGGCCATGAGCGGCGAGGTGAAGAAGCAACTGGCGGGACTGAGTAAAGACCTGCAGGGCTTCGGTAAATCCATGTCGCTTTATTTCACCGCGCCGCTCACGGCTGCGGCCGGTGCTTCCGTGCACCTGGCCGATGTGCAGATGCAGGCCGAGCAACGGTTGCTAACGGCACTGAAAGGGCGTGAAAGCGTGCAGAAGCGATTGATAAAACAGGCCGGGGAATTACAGTCCCGGTCGATCTTCGGCGATGAAGTGATTATCGGCCAGCAGGCATTCCTGGCTTCGCTCGGCCTGACCGAACAGCAGATCAACGATACGATCGAGGCGTCGGCACAACTCTCTGCCGCAACGGGCATGACGCTCGACAGCGCCGTCAAGAACCTGGCGAAAACCTACGGCGGGCTGACCGGCGAATTGGGGAAAAGCATTCCGGCGCTGAAACAGTTTACCGCCGAGGAACTGAAAAACGGTGCGGCCGTGCAGTTCGCATTGGACAATTACAAGGGGTTCGCCGAGACGGTCGCACGCACAGGCCTCGGCCCGTTGCAGCAGTTGAAGAACTCCCTGGGTGACCTCGGCGAGGAAATAGGCATGGTCTTGATGCCGGTCGTGAGGGAGATCGTAGGCTGGTTCCAGAAGGCCGAGACATGGTTGCAGGAACTTCCGTCCGGAACAAAAACGGCGATTGTGGCAGTCGGAGGATTGGTTGCTGCTATTGGCCCGCTGTCGATAGCGCTGGGTGCCATCCTCAAGATGCTACCGCTTATAAAACCCGCGCTATCCGTGGCATTCGGCCCGGTAGGCATTATCGTAGCGACTGCCACTGCATTGTTCGGGGCGCTTGTCGCGTGGAGACAGGGGGCGGTGGATGCTGCCGATGCGCAGCGGGAATTAAACAGGATTACCTCGGAGACGGAGACGAAAATCGCGGCGGAACGATACGAAATAGACCAGCTATTCGGGCGACTTGAGGCAGCGACGGAAGGCACTCAGGAGTATGCCGATGCCAAACAGACTATTTTGGACAAATACGGCACTTATCTTTCGAAACTGGGGGATGAGGAAACCGCACTAAACGACGTTGCAGCGGCGTATAGGGCTGTCACGCAAGGGGCCGAGCGGGCCGCTCGGGCTCGTGCAATGGACGCAGCCTTACAATCGACGGCTGATACTTATGCAAAGCAACAGTCCAGGACTTATGATGCGATAAAAGAGACTTTTGAGAAACGTCTCAAGGGGCAAAAAACGTCCAGCGGCGTGGATATGGCTGCGTATGCACTTGCAAAAATACGCCCTGTCGTTATGGAAGGGGCTGAAATCGACGCTGAAACTCGCGGGATCATAAACAAGGTTACAGATCATATCAACGGTGCGGAATGGAATATTGTCGATTATCTCCTAAAACGCCTGCAAGTTGAAAAAGCCAAGGCAGATAAGGCGGTTTCCGACTTGATGTTGAAGTGGGGAAGTCAAGCTGAATCTGGATCGGGGACAATCGCTGATGAAAATGATGACGACGGCAAAACTGGGAACATTAAGATCGAGAAAACGATCGGTCTGATCGGTCAGTTGCAGGAAAAGATCAGCCAACTGGAAGATGCGAAGAAGAAAGCTACAAATACCTACGAGATTGCCAACCTCAATAAAGAACTGGAGCAAACCAGGTTGAAGTTGGAGGGTCTGCAAAACACCGGGCAGCTGGGGAGTATCGTCAAGAACCGGAACGGTTTAATGGACAAACCGATCACGCCGCTGCAATTCGATCCGAACGCAATCAATCCGCCCGCTGCCGACTGGGAAGCGGCTGCCGAGAAGTTCAGGCAGAACTTGGGGAATATGAAAAATACGGTACAAGGGGCAATTATGGATTATGGCGCCATGTTGAATAACCTTGTACAAGACCTCGCTTTTGCTTTTGGGGAGGGTTTGGGCAATATTCTGTCCGGGGATGGAGCCTTCGATGATCTTGCTGCCGGGTTTGGGCGTGCCGTCGGGCAATTTTTAGTGTCGTTGGGAAAACAGCTTATTGCGACATCCGAGGTGATTGAATCTATAAAAGTTGCATTAAACAGTATATGGGCTACACCGTGGGTCGGGTTGGTTGTAGGCGCTGCTGCGATAGCCGCAGGTACGGCAATGATCAGTGCCTTCAAGAGCAACGCAAGCAAAGGTATCGCCCTGGCAAACGGCGGCCTTGCTTACGGGCCTACTATGGCGCTTGTCGGTGATAACCGCGGAGCGGGCAGTGACCCCGAGGTGATTGCGCCGTTGTCGAAACTGAGGCAATACGGGTTCGGGCGCCAATCGCTCGAATTTGTCGGCGGACAGTTCCGTGTGAGCGGTTCCGACCTGTTGCTGGCTATTCGCCGCGAAGATGTGAGAGTGAACTATGTAAATGCAGGGGTGTAATGGCATACGGGCTGAAATATTATATTGACTACCGATCGAAGATGCGCGACCGGTTGCTGTATCGTATCGAGATCGAAGAACGCGGCCTGACGAACGCGATCCCGGCCATGATGCGCCCGCACGACGATGTGTTTACCCTCAAACAGGGTGGAGCGGACGATCCGGAGTATACGGCAATAAAGGGTGGTTCGTTGACGTTGCAGGTACTTTGCGTCAACAGCATGGAATACCTGTCGCTGTTTACCACCGATCCGAGAAAATTCCGCATCACGATCTACGAATGGCGCGCTGATGCGGCCGGACAGCCGGAAAAACGGTTTTTATGGCGAGGATTTCTCGCTGCGAACAGCTATAAGGAGGAGTTCGCCCGAGCACCGTATGCAGTAACCCTATCGGCTACGGACGGGTTGTCGTTGCTAAGTGCCATGCCGTTTCGCAATACTGACGGCGTTAAATTCACCGGTGCAACGACGGTGTACGACCTGTTGCAGGAGGCTGTCGAAAATCTCGAACTCGATTTGCCGGTTTGCGAATGGTTGAATCTCGAATCGGACGATTCGACAGCGCCATCCCTGAAAACCATATATATCGACCGCGCCCGCATATATGACATGCAGGATACCGAGGCGACTTGGCGCGATGTGTTGGAACTCTGCGTAGCGCCTTTCGGCGGGCAGATATTCCAGGCCGCAGGGATGTACCACCTGCGTACCGTCATGTCGTTACGCAGCCGGATCAGGCCGGCCGCGTTCTTTGCGGATAAGAATAGGCCAGTCGTGCATAACCTGTGGTACGACAAGTGTAAAATGTCCTCTGCGTCGGAGATCAATTTGCTGGCGCCGTATCAGAATGCGGAAATCCAGCTTGCGACCAAGGAGCAAGAAGAGGAAAATTATTATAAACCGCAGGATTGGACGGCTTTGAATACGGTGTGGCAGTTCCGTGTTTTAAAGAATAGGGTATTTCTACATGCTACGCATGGGCGTGTTGAATATCGGTCGGAAACTTATTACCCGGCTGCCAAAATATCTATTAGCATATCGTTCGATGTCTTTAATGCCACGAATTATAAACTGTACGCCAGCAGTCATATCGAATTTCGACAGGGAAGTAATTCGCGTTTTTGGAATATCAGGACGAGTTCATGGGATGAGAAAATTTCCGATGACACAGAGTTGAAAAAAGATATAGCAGGTTCCGATGTTACTGATGCGTCGAATTATTACCCTTTGTCTGGGTTGCAGTCGCAGTCGTTTGATTTTGCCGTAACCAGCATCCCCAACCTGGAGAATAAGGCCGGTCAGCTTATCATTTATTTCTACATTTATGGGTTTGACGGACTTCAAAAGTCATTTATATCGAATATCGCTATTGATAATGACCTTGGCGATAATTCTCCGGATATTTCGGGGGTTAATTTACCGGTAACCTCCGCCAACTCAGGTAAATTTACCTGCTCTGTCCCCGTACGTGACGGTGGGTACAACGCGAATGCAAACGTCATCCTTCCGAACGTGCTGACGGACGCGGCCGGCTCGCCTGTCGTTTCATGGGTCGCCCGGACGGAGCGAGGCTGCATTATGGATATTCTCGCTGATGGCGTGCGTCGTCTGCGGGCGGGAGTTCGGCGACAACTGTACGGAGAATTACAGTGCCCGTTCGCCGTCGACATGAATTCCTTGTTTCGTGACTGGATGTTTACGAAGGCAATCTACTATGTCAATTCGTGGGAGTTGTACGCACCCCGTCAGATATATAAAGTCCAACTGCGCGAGTTGGTCGATACGCAGCGGGTTTACAAGCCGCTCGAATTAACCCCGACACACACGTTTCGTGAATACCAGCGGTTATGTGCGGCTTTGTATGGAACTTTATTTTTCCGGACAGGATTGGTTTCTCACGAGGTCGAATTGTTTGACACGGAAACAGGGGATACGATCCGCTTGCCTTACAGCGCGGAAAAACTGGACATAAGGAAAGGTATAAATTCTGTTGTTATCCAGGTCGGGGACGGTGAACTGTATGCCGTAGATAATGTCGGTACCGTATTGTCTCACCTCGATGCTACTACGGCTGACGTGTTGGCGTACGACAAGGCCCTGTATGATGCCTCCCGCAAAGTGTGGGTTTCATACGACGCCGTTACTGTGGCCGGGAAAACGACGGTAACCGTGTTTACGGATGGCCTGGAAATAGAATCGCAGGATGTGTTCGACATTTCCGTCACCGATATGATGCTTATGTCCAACGGGTACGTCCTGCGGACTGCGACCAATACCTATTGGCACAACTACGAGCTGCATCCCGCAGACGTCTTGCCGGCAATAGACGATGAGTATAATCCTATGACTGCCGCGCCGGTCGAAATGCTGGCCGTCTCCGATTCTCTGGTCGTAGTACGCGATCCCGCTACGGCACGGCCGGCCGTGAGTGTGTGCCGCCGGGTCGGCGGAGAATTGAAATTCAGCGAATCCCTGTTCGCTCTCGACGATGGGACGGGGCAGGTCGTCGCGGCCGATTGCAACAGCGCGATTGCGGCCGTGAAGGTCAACAGCGGCGGCAACTTCTATCTGTCGGCTTACGATGCGAGAAGCAAAGCGCAGTGCAAGATACCGATAGGCGCAGATAGCGACGTGATTGTCTGCGGCCCCTATCTCTGTGTGGTGGCATACGAGGCTGACGGCAGTTACCTGTCCTATGTGTCGTTCGACGATAATGTGGGACTGATCGAAATGCCCGAAGCATCGGTGCAGTTCCGTGTGAAGGTGGTTGATGCGGTATCCGGGGTCGTGCTCCCCGGCGTGCGAATCATCATAAGCCACGGCAATGACGACCTGGTGAGCCTGCACACGGACGAGAAGGGCGCCGTCGTATGGAGCCTCAATGAAGCGCCGGAGGATTGGGAGGATGTCTATGCCGGAACGAAAATACGGGTCAGTATGAAGGCGGACGAACCCCTTGTGTGCCTCGATTCGCAAGGGCGGACGCTGCTCGATTCATTCGGCCGCACGCTGGCTGTGCCTGCCGAGTTCGAACCTTATTTCGAGGGTGAAACGTTTGTTGACCTGACACACTTTCCGACGTCGGTAAAGTCAGGCTACGACCTCACGCTGCGCCTGATCCGCAAGTCAGATTTCGTGCTGTCGCCCACGTCCGTCCACTTGCCCGTCATCGGGGGCTCGCGCAGTGTTGGGGTACAACCGGGCCTGTTCCCGATCAAACAATACGCGGGCCTGGACTGGCTTCGCGCAACCTTTTCGGGCAATACGGGCATCACGCTTTCTGCCGCCGCGACGCAGTACGAGCGTGACGGCGTCGCCGAGTTCGGGCCGGACGCCTACGGGAGCCTCGGGCGCCGCTCCGTGTCGGTGCACCAGGCGGGTACGGCGCTTGCCTCGCGCAAGGTTCGCGTACACCTGTCGATCACGGATTCATCGGGCAATCCGGTCACGGCTGCCGAAACGGAAATCTACTGGACACGGCCTGACGGCAGCACGGGGCGGAACAGCTACCGGGGTTTCGATGTCGTGGATTCGCTCATCGACGCGGCCACGGTGCTCTCGTTCCCGCTGCGGGTCACGGTCTCGGAGCCAGGCTTCCGAGGTTATGACCATAGCACCGTAATCCCTGCGGGCGAAAGCGACTATACCTACTCGGATACGGTTTCGCTCCAGGGGCTTCGCCGCGACCTCGTGCTGGATTTCTCGGTCGTCGACCAGTCGGGCAGCCCCGTCGAAGGCGCCGAGGTCGCCGTGGTGTACACTCCTTCCGAGGGCGAGGAAACCTACTACGCCACTACGGGCGGACACGTCGTGGCCACGATCGAGGACGTCACTACGGAGCAGTTCCGGTGCGGCGTCGCCGTGGCCAAGGATGGCTACGAAACTTACGAGAATATCGTCACGGTGCCGGCCGGGGAAACGGCTTTCACCTACGACACGGACGCGCGCCTTACGGTCAAGTCCGGTAGCCGTAACCTGCTTCTCGACCTTACGATCACGGACGCGCAGGGCGCGCCGGTCGCTGCGCAGTCCGTGGAGGCGGAGTACATCAAGTCCGACGGCACTCGGGCGACCTACGCCGGGTCGGGCTCGAAGGTCACCGCCACACTTACGGACGTCACGACCGGCCGCTTCGCCATGTTGCTCAAGGTGCAGGCCGAGGGCTACGAGCCGTGGAGCGAATCCGTCACCCTCGCCGCGGGTGCCGGGAGCGCCCGGGTCACCAAGACCGCCACGCTGAATAGCGCCGTGCCGCGCCGCCCGTTGAAACTCCGCCTCACGGTGACGGACGACGAGGGCGCGCCGCTTGCGGCCGACGAGGTTACGGCCTCGTATATCCTTCCGTCGGGCGCGAGCAAGCTGGAACGCTGGGCCGATACGGACGCTGTCGACGTCACGCTGGAAGCCTCCACAGAATATATGACCCTGGGCCTCGCCGCGACCAAGACCGGGTATACGAGTGGCAAGAAGCAGGTGGACATCCCGGCCGGAAATTCAGAATACAATATCAACGAGACCTTGATGTTAACTTCTGAACAACCGATAACCAGCCGAAATATTACACTCGACATCACCATCACGGATCAGGAGGGAAAGGCCGTGGATGCCCAGACGGTCGAGATCAACTATACGAAGAAAGACGGCAGCAGTGCCACCTATAAAACCTCCGGATCGAATATTACGGATACCATTCCCGATGTCTCGACCTCAAGTTTTATGATTCGGACAATCGTGGGTGCTCCCGGCTACGGAGCCCAAATGAAAGATTCGACCATCCCCGCCGGAACTTCGGATTATCTGTATCAGAATACTTTCGAACTACAACCAATCGCCGTCACAAGTCGCAACCTTGTTCTGCGCCTGTCGATCGAGGACGCGGACGGCAGCCCCCTCGCGGCCGATAAGGTCACCGTCACGACAAAGAACGCCGCGGGCCAAACCGTGACGCGCGAATATACGAATACCTCGGCGGTGGACGATACCATCGCCGACATCCCCACGAGCGGATCGAGCGTCACGGTCACGGCCTCGAAGTCCGGCTACAACGATGGCCGGATTCGGGGGTCTATCCCTTCGGGCAGTTCGGACTACACTTACTCGGGGGTCGTTACCCTGCGCTCGTCGCGTACGATCGACGCCGAAGTGCGCGTGCAGAATGCGGGAGGCTCGGCGGTCGTCGCCGAAGAGATCACCTGTACGTACCTGCAAAGCTCGGGCAATACCAATACGATGCTGGCTACGAACAGCAGCATCCTCGACAAACATGTACATACGGACTGTTCGGTGAAGGCGTTCACGTCGCGCATCACCGTCACGGCCGCGGACTACAATACCGCCGTGGAGGAGGTGCCCGTGGAGGCAGGCATCGAGACCGTCACGATCCGCAAGACTGTCACGCTCTACCCGGGTTCGCGTTCCCTGCACCTGGATTTCGCGGTCAGGAACGAGCAGGGCGCGGCCGTGGAGGATGCGGTCGTGGTGATTCAGTACGTGAAGCCGGACGGGAGCGACGAAAACCTGCAATTCACGGGCGGCGTGCACGAGACTTTCGACAATGCGACCACGCAGGGCTTTACGCTCCTGATCCTGGCCCAGGCCGAGGGTTCGCGCGTGCACATGCAGCAGATCGCCGTCCCGGCGGGCAAGGAGGCGTACACCTACGACACGGACGTGGTGCTCTACTACGACTACTCGCCGGGCATCACGCTCGACCCGGCGTCCCCGTGGACGTATACGGCGCACCTGGGTACGCTCCGCAATACGGGCAACGTCGACCTGGAGCTGCTTTCGGCGCCGGAATGGTGCACCTTCTCCGGAGACATCCCGGGCACGGTGGCGGTGGGCGAGGGTCGTGCCTTCGCCGTCTCGAAGAACGAGACGGGTGCCCAGCGCACGGGAACGATCTCGATGCGGTACCGCAACGTCGAATCGAGTGAGGACGTGGCCTACGATGTCGAGGTTTCGCAGGAACCCTGATCGCCGATGTTCCACAAATTAAGCGGTAAATTTACACAGTGCAACCCTAAAACCGAACACAGAGAAATGGCAACTTACCAATTACAAACCACCGGGGAGCAGGCCGACGAAGCCCTGGCGCGGGCCCTGCGGCCGCAGAACGCGATGCAGGGGGATAAGACCGCCTCCGGCGCCTATGTGCTAACGGACGCCGAGGGCAAGGCGTTCGACCCGCAGACCTCCGCGTCGGCCGTGCTGATGAAGGACGGCACCCCGCTCGAAAAGAAACTGGAGGATAACACCACGCGCGACGAGGATAAATTGTCCCTCCTCGCACACTCGGACTGCACGCTCGAAGAGCGCGTGACGCACCTCGAAAGGCTGCTCGTGGGAGTGCTCTCGGGCAAAGTGCTGATCCCGGAATTGCAGGTGAAAAAACTGGGCGTGTGGGGTGACAACAACCTCGTCGTCACGGGCGAGGGCGCGCCGACGAAAGCCCCCGACCGCGCGGGGCAGTTCTATGTCGATACGAAGAACAACGCGGTCTACCACTCCGTAGGCAACGGCGCGGTGTCGGACTGGAAGAACGCTTAAACTGCATACAACATGTCACAAGTCAACAAATACGCCGATAAGGCGGGTTACACGGCCGACAAGAACCGCAAGGACACACAGTCGGCGGTGTCATACGTCGAAGACGACGGCGAGGTGATCTACGACGGCGTGAATGTCGTTGTCGACCGGGATGCCGCGGATGCCGGCGATCTTGCGGTCTTCGACAAAACGGACGGCACGCTGAAGTTCGTCAAGGGCGCGACACTGCTTTACGACCGGCTGCCGCCGGAACTCGTCCCTATGGCCGTGGTCTACGGACGCCGGGGCGAGCGGGTGCGCATCGTTGCCCTGCACCATCTGGATTTTTACAAGTGGGCCGTGGCGTATGAAGTGAAGCTTTCGGGCTTCGATCTCGCAGCCGGAGGTAATTTCACGCTGACCGTTGACAATACGAGTTCGGAATTTACCTACCCCGCGGGGGCGACGCTTGCGAGTATTGCCGCGCAGATCAACGCCGACACAGCAATCGCGGGATATTCATGGAAAGCCACGGCATCGGATGAGATCGCCGCGATTGTCATGGAGTGCAATACGTGGGCAGAGAATTACAAAAAAATATCCGCAACAGGCTGTACGCTTACCAAACATGCGGAAGACGTGGACTACCAAACGACTGCGATTATTATTCCTGCGGGGACGTATTCGCATCTGCGCCGGCGCAACGGCATCGACAACAATCTGGCCGGCTGCCTCAATGATGCCTTTCTGGAGTATAACCGCACGAACGGCAGCACGAGTACCAACGTTCCGCCGGGCAGCTCGACGATCATCCGAGAGAGCGTTTTCACCCAAACCGACAACCCGGCGCTGGTTGCGGCCCATCCGACCTACCGGGACTATCTTTTCGGGGAACACTTGGCCCAATATCCGTCGGCTTACGGGGCGTTCCTGCAGGACGGCAAAAGCAATACGGCCATTCTTGCCGGGAAAACAAGAACCGACTTCTACGGCAAGACTGTTCCGTGTTATCCGGCCGCAGCGGCTGCGGCCGCCTATGGGATGCAAGTCGCGGGGATGACTACGGGGCTGGAGACCGGGGCATGGTGGCTTCCGTCGGCTGAGGAGTTGTGGCTGATGGCCAAAGGTCTCATATTCGCGCAGCCTTATGATCCGGTCAATCGGACATTGTCCGTATCGGGGAAAGTGATCGCCAAGACGGACTATATGGCCTCTTCGACCGAATACTCGTCATTATATTATTTTCAGGTCAATCAATACGGTAATACGCGGTGGATGCTCCAACAGCAAGGCAAATCCATATCCAGCATCGTACGGCCGGTGTCGGAGCTATGAAAAATAAACTGAATTATGTCACAGATAAACAAATATGCGGATAAGGCCGCCTACGAAGCGGATGCCGCGCGGCTTAAAACCCTCTCGTCGGAATCCTACATCGAGAACGACGGCGTGCTGATCTATGACGGTGTGAATACCGTGATCCGCAAATCGGCCGCCGGTGTCGGTGATCTCGTCGTCTTTGACAAGACGGATAGTACGTTGAAATTTATCAAAGGCGATACGCTGGTTACAGAAAAGATACCTCCCCAGCTGATTCCCGTGGCCGTGGTCTATGCCCGGCAGGGCGATCGGGTGCTGATCGTATCGCTCGAAAATGCAACGGTCGGCAGCCAGCGATGGGCATACTCTTATGAGGTTGCATTGTCGGGCTTCGACCTTGCGGCGGGAGGAACCGCTGTCCTGTCGTTCGGCCAGGGCATTTATGCGATGGAGTTGCCGATAACGTATGCCGCAGGGGCATCACTGGCAGACATCGCAGCGCAAATCAATGCCAATGCAACGGTTAAATCCACATACGGCTGGACTGCCTCCGTAGATGAAGCGACCGCACGAATCATCGTATCGTCGAACACATGGCATCCTGATTTTGCGATTATCAAAGTCGTAAGCGGTTGTCAAATCACAAGGCCACCGGAGGATGTGAATTATCAAACGACATTGACAGGGGTTTTGATCGAGGGGGCGACCGATCCCGTCCGCCGTAAGAACGGGGTTGATGCGTCGTTAGCAGGCTGTAATCCCGAAGAATTCCTGCGATACTATTCGGCCAACGGAAGTGAGAAAACCGGACAGCAACCGGGCAGCGGCGAGATTATCCGCGAAAGCGCCTTTACCGAAGAAGCCAATCCGGCATTGGTCGCCGCCTATCCGACCTACCGGGATTATCTGTTCGGAGAACATTTGCTGCAATACCCCGCAGCTTATGGTGCGCTGCTGCGCGACGGCAAGACCGACACTCACCTGATCGGGCGGCTTACCTTCGAGGACATTTATGGTAAGACACAGTACCGCTACCCGGCCGCTGCGGCTGCTCTCGACTACGGCATCACGGTCGAGGGCGCAACTACCGGACTGGAAGCGGGCGCATGGTGGCTGCCATCCGTCGACGAAATCTATCTGCTCATGCACGACCGCGTGCTGACGGCTGCCGACGTGGAAAAAGACCCCGTAAACCGCACGCTGTCACGCCTCGGTAAGGCGACCTGTTACGGGTCTAACACTACTTTTCGAACGTCATGCGAGCACAATTACGCCCTCGCGTTCGTCTACAATGGCTACACGGGCAACTTGAACGGCAACTACAAGTATAACACCTACTTCGTGCGTACGGTCAGTGCTTTATAACCACCTGAACCATGGAAACACAACAGCAAATCAACATCCTCGAATCGCGGCAGCTCGAATTACGGGCAGTCATGGCCAAGTCCGACGACAGGGCGGCCAAATGCAGTAAGTCCGGCCTTGACTTCCGGGCTACCTATCCCCTGGATTATGAGGAGTACGAAGCGGCCAACGCGGAGTACAACGCGAATGAAAAGACCCTTGCGGAGCTGAGGGCCCGACGTGCCGAAGAGCTGGCCGCCGAAGAAACGGTTATGGACTTTCAAAACGGATAGGGCATGGATACCTGGCTGCAATGGATGACGGCGATATTCGGTGCCGGGGGTGTCGGTTACCTGCTTATCGACCGTTTTGCCCGGACACGGGAACAGAAAGGCTCCGATTCGGCGGATATGGTGAGCAAGATAAGCGATGCGTTCGACAAGACGTTGCAGACCACCATGCGCTATTCGCAGGAGGTTATCGACAAGATGAAACAGGACGACGAACGCAACGAACGCCGTTACAAGGAGTTGGAAATCCGCTATGCGAAACTCGAAACTCGTTTTGACGAAAAAGAAGCCGACCGTGAATACCTCAAGGAGATCGTCAGTCGCTCGGTAGAGTGTAAATTCCTCAAGGAGGGGCACAATAACGAATGCCCGGTATTGCGGGGCAACCAGAAGCGGCTGGCCGCGAAATGCAAATCCTGCTCCGATAAGGTCGAAGAAAAGCGGAAGGCAAACCAATAACGATATTCGGAAAACTACGAACAAAACAAAAGGACAAATGAAAAAGAAATGGATCGTATGGAGCATCGTTGCGGCCGTGGCCGTAGTGCTCGGAATCGTATTCCCGCGTTACATCCTCGTGGGGGTTGTTTGTGCTATGGCCGGATGGGTCGGGCATATCCTGTACACTAAACACATCGCGCAATGACACCACGCGGGCTGCGGAACAACAATCCGCTCAACATCGAGAAGACACGGGGCGGCAATCCCTGGCAGGGCGAGGTCGTACCGTCGAAAGACAAGCGTTTCGCGCAGTTTACGACGGTGGCCTACGGCTACCGGGCTGCCTTCAAGCTGCTGAACAACTACCAGCGTAATTACGGGTTGGACACGATTCGCAAGATGATCGGCCGCTGGGCCCCGTCGCAGGAGAACCACACGGACGCCTATGTCCGCACCGTGGCGGAAAGATCGGGGGTGCCCGCCGACAGTCGGATCACCACGACCAACCGCGACGTGATGGTTCCCATCGTAGCTGCGATGTCGTTCGTAGAGAACGGCGTAGAGGCCAAGATGCTCGACGTACAGGCCGGGTGGGATTTGTTCGTAAAGGCATGAAACGCCTGATCCTCTACCTGCTCGCCGCCCTTGCGGCCGGGGCGCTGCTCTTCGGCTGGGGCTACCGCCGGGGCGCCGCGTCTGTGGTTGTGAGGGACAGCGTAACCGTACGCCTGAAACCGCTGCCCCCGTTGACGGTCACCATCCGCGACCCGTGGCCGGTGGCGGTGCACGACCCGCCCGATACGGTACGAATTCCCGCTCCGGCCGATACGGCCGCAATCATTGCCGACTACCTGCGCACGCGGGACTACCACTTCGATTTTTCGAGCGATTCCACCGGGATGTTCCTGGTGGATGCCTCGGTCGGCCGCAACCGCCTGCTGGCTATTTCACCCACGATCCGGCCGCTGATGAAGGAGGTGGAGCGGGTGCGGGAGGTGGTGAGGGACGTGCAGCGGTTCCCGCGCTGGGAGCTGGAGGCCGCCGCGGGTGCGCTGTATGCCCGGGACGATGCCCTGGTGTGGATCGGCGGACGCTTGCGACATACCCGCGGCCGGTTGAGCTTCACGGCCGAAGGTGGATGGACACCCCGATGCGACGGTTTCTATCTCCAAGGTACCGTAGGTGTGACGCTATGGAGAAAATGGAATTGACTGTGAAGGCATCCCCGGAATTTCCGGGGATGCCTTTTTTGAGACCGCACGAAAAATAATTGCTGGAATATTTGGAGAATGATAGTAAAAATACTATCTTTGTGTTGTGATAATTAAACAAGGCCCGAAAAATGAAGTACTCGGAAGTAGAAAAGAAATTGAGAAAGGCCGGTTGCCGGTTCGTTTCTCACGGCACGAACCACGACTGGTGGTACAGTCCCATCACCGACCGCCGGTTCCTACTGCCCCGGCACAAGAGCGAAGAGGCGAAGGCCGGCACACTGAAAAGCATTAGCGAGCAGTCCGGGGTCAAGTTCTGACCCCGGCGCCTGCCGAAACAATAAGATCTTATAAATCATCTTATTTTATTATGAAAGTTCAGGTTATAATCGAGCGCGGTGCCGACGGCACCTTCGATGCGAATATGGAGTTTATAAAAAGCGTCCCGTTCGGGCTCCTGGGACAGGGAAAGACCGTGGCCGATACGATTGCGGACTTTTATAACTCCTACGGGGAAATGCAGGCGATGTATAAGGCTGAGGGAAAGGAGTGTCCGCAACTGGAGTTCGAATTCAAGTACGACGTTCCGTCGTTCCTGCAATACTACGCCTATGCCTTTACGCTTGCAGGGCTGGAGCGCATCACGGGGGTCAACCAGAAGCAGCTCGGGCACTATATCAGCGGCTTCCGGAAGCCGAGCGAAAAGACCGCCCGCAAGATCGAGGAGAAGATCAGGGAATTCGCCAAAGAAATAGAATCCGTTCGGTTTGTTTAATTATCACAGGTTAACGATCAACGGTGCGCCCCGGAGAAATCCGGGGCGTTTTCTATCGCAATATGGCGGCATATCGTTCTATGGATGTTGTTAGAATCTTCGCGTATATCTGCGTTATTGCGATGTTCTTGTGCCCGAGCATCCGCGCAAGGACTTCGATCGGTACGCCTTTATTCAGCGCAATCGTGGCGAATGTGTGACGCGCAAGGTGCGAGGTGAGGGATTTTCCTATGCCTAATTGCGCTTCGATGACGTGGAGGTAGTCGTTGTACTTCTGGTTAGAGATAATCGGTAATTTGTACCTGTGACGCTTTAATACGTCCATCGCAGGCGGTAATATGGGAGTAAAAAAGGCAGAGCCGGTTTTGAGGCGTTCGCCGTCGATATAGGGGAATTCGTCTTTAAAAACAACGTCCGTTTCGTAGTTAAAGCGCGCCATGTCCGAATATGCAAGGCCGGTGTGGGCGCTGAATACGAACAGGTCGCGTACGTCGCTGAGTTTCGGCGGCAGGGTGGCCTCCATGATTTTGTTGACTTCCGCTGCGGTCAGCGGTTTGCGTTCTTTCGATTGTCCTCGTACGTCTTTGAATTTGTTGTAGGGATTTTCTTTAATGTATCCTAATCGTAATGCCTCCAGGATGTAAGGTTTTAGCCCTTTGTGGTAATTGTGCAGGGTTACTTGGGTGCGTACTGTGGTTTTGTTTCCCGCTTCATCGAATATCTCGGGATCGCCATCGCGTAGGAATATATCGAACCTGCTGATATTCTCTGCTGTTACGGATGCGAACGACCGGATGCGGCCGAACCGTTTCAGTGCGTTGTACACGACAAGTTTGCGCCTGCGGGTCGATTCTTGCATGGTCTGCGTCGTTATGCGTTCATACAAATAATCCAAGAACGAATTACCGCCAAGGCCGGCATCTTGCAATCGGGCGTTGAGAGACGGGAGGTCGACCGGTTCCCCGTTTGCCTCCATACGCAGCAACAACCGTTCATACTCGTCGCGCATTTTCTCCAACTGTACCGACAGTTGGTGTGCCGCGGGGTGGTTTACGATTTTCCCTTTCTGCCATTGGTGGGGCAGCAGCATAATGTCCGTAGGGATAATTTTCCGCGAATTGCGGGAGAAGTAGATTTCCAACTCGATCCGTGAGGGATTGGTCGGTGTGGCTTTCTTACGCCTGTCGTAGACAAAGCGTACCGCCTCCTTCGTCTGTTTCATTGTAACGCAGAATTTTGTCCGTGTAACGCATTTTGTACCGCGAATGTCAGAATAGGACGGAATAAGTCGTCACTACGGGCCGGTTTAACAAAAATTAAACCTCTGCAAAATAAGATGTGATTTGCTTGTATCTTCTTGAAAAATAGCGCGATTGTATAAATATATAACAACCGCGCCATCTCAAACCGAGGTGTTGACCCCTCTTTTTCGTGATCCCTCAGGGGCTCGAACCCTGGACCCCAACATTAAGAGTGTCGTGTCTCCTGCGCGGACAAAAACTTCGTTTTCGTCCGTAACCAACTGAGCTAAAGAGGCATCAATCGTTATCCGATTGCGAGTGCAAAGGGCTAATAAGGTAAAGTGTATAACAAAGTGTATAACAGAAATATTGGTGTAACTTGTTTGCAGTTAATAAATTAATATTGATAAATGGATAAAGTTTATGTGGTAGGAAATCGGCGAAAAATTTTTCCCTCTCGCCGTTCGTCTGTTTTCGGCAATTTTCAGTAGCTTTTGTTTCTATAAAGAAAAAATCCCCGACCGTATGGCCGAGGATATATGCTACAAGTACTTTAATTGACCGTGTGACGCAATTTCAAAAAATTCATTTTATATAGCCCTTAAAAATTATGTCACTTGATTAACAAAGCATCGTATCGTGTTTGATAATCATAGTTAAACAGTTCTTCATCGGAGCAATCCTTTTTTAATATGCAATCCAACTCAAAACCGCTACATATTCCATATCCCAAATATCTACTCTTTATTTGAATCAATTTTCTCCGTTTGAGATTATTCGTACAATTGTCATAAACTTTTTTGAATGGCATCGGTAATTGTGCTGATACTTTTCTACGTTCAGCCATCCATTTATCCCAATAGCGCATATCATTTTTTAATGCACATCGCTTTTCTTCCACGCTATATTCCTCATAATCTGAATTAATCACATCAAAGAAATCCGAATATGCTCTATGTATCATTTTATCTGGAATCAACCTATGTCGTTCTGTCGGCTGATAATTGGAATCACCCAAAATAAAATAGTAATCCAATAATGAAATCAATCTCTGCTTATAGCTTTCTATGAAGAAATCGCCATACGCCATTGGTGCTCCAGACCCACCATGTTTCCCGACAACTATTTTATCGCATACATCATATAAGGTTTCTTCATATTCTTTCCATGCACAATGTTCCGACGCTAAAATATCCTTAAACTCATTGTTACAATCCAACAGTCGATAGTTATAAAATACCACCTTGCATTCCTGTAATTTGGTCGCCAACGATGCGTGCATATTATAATCCCATTGCGAACCGAGTGAGTAGGATAATAATGAATCAATTTGTTCCGAAAGTCTTTGATAACGTTCTATTTCCGTGGTGGAACAATTAAGAGGGTAACATTCATTAATGCGCCAAAGAATCATATCTAAATCATCTTGATAAGGTGTTGTTCCATTCGCAAACCACAATGCAACAAAATCATTTACCGCAATAATATGGGGTATATCTCGGAAATACTCGATTCTATCATAAAATCCGTAACGTTCAGTAAGATGCAAACTGTCGAATCGCCGTTGATATTCAGCTATCTTGTCTTTCGACGGCTTCCCAAATAAGTAAGGGATAGAATCGGCATTTCTCCACTTAAACTTGAAATGGACGGTATCATAAGATGTCTTGATTGTAATTTCAATTGAATCCTTTTCTGTCTGCTCAATCTGCTTTACTTGTCTATTGCCACATCCAAGCATCATTAAGCCAACAACAAGTATCAGTATGCAGTTCTTCATTTTCTGTGACGCAATTATAGAATGTTCAATTTATATCTCCTTAAAAATTATGTCACTCAATTTTTACCGATTTTTCAATGAGTGTACTCTCCCCGTCATTCCATTCGACTGTTTGAATGATTACATATCCTTTCTTGTTAGGATGAGGTCGTACAACATCACTCGGCGGATTCAAAGCGTCATAATCAACATGCAATAGCTTTTTCCATTGATTAGTACGTGATAATGAATAAACCGTATATCTACATATTCGGCTAACGGCTCTTTCATTAAAACCTATTTCATCCGTACCGTCACCATTCAAATCGCCCTCGTTGGTTAATCGCTCAATCTGAAATTCGGTTTCTATGGCAGGAATTGTTGGATTGCTGAATGTTATATTATTGAATTTTCCATCATCTACTTCATCAAGGCTGTAATATTTAGCAGAATTCGATTCGCTATAAGCATATTCAATCTTTCCATCACCGTTAAAATCGCCTTTTATAGTATCTCGTTCGTAAATATCTCTTACAATCAAATCAGTCTGTTCTGTTTGGCTTATTTTGTTTTCGACAACTATGTTTGGTTGTGTTCTATTGCCACAACCAACAATCAGTAAGGCGAATATGGGGAGTAAGTAGTTTTTCATCTTCTGTGACACAATTTCATAAAAATTCATTTTATATACCCCTTAAAAATTATGTCACTCAATTTCGTTTGACATATTCTTTCTTAATCAATCGCTTTTCTAATTTGTAAGTAAAAACAGAATCTATAAAATTATCATATTCCTCTATACGAACTAATTCATACATGGGATAACTGTTTTTCTCTTTTGCTTTTTGATAAATTTTCCGTTTCCCTGTCATACCTAATGTCGTAACAGTTATTTTTCCTCCTGCTATTTCTGCAAAATCGTTTATTTCAGATATAAATGGCTCGTAATTGATTGGCTCATAAGTAGCATCGTTAGTCTTTTCATAAAACCGATAACAATTACAATCTTTTCCTCCTTTACCCCACATATTAAGTGCTAACATTTGTCCGTTATCTACAAAAAAGAAAGGAAGCCATATTTGTAAATATGAATCTTTATCCTTGTCTGGTGTGAAATACTCTTTGTCTGGTATGGGATACTCGATTTCATATACACACGATCTGTCAAATTTGATAGAATCATCCCACGCAATTCCGAACAATTCATCCACAAAGAAGCGATCATGCGTTATTGAAAATTGAGTATCTTTCTTCTTGAAATTTATAATTGCTGGGCCTACTATCTTTCCCAAATATGCAATATCATTAGGGTACCATAGAACAGACACTCGATAGCCGTTTATACTGTTCTTATAACGAATACGAACAAGCGTGTCCATCTTGTTCTCTCGAATAAATGGATGTCGGGCTTTTGCTAATGATAATTTTAATTCCGTATCCCTCAATAACTGTTTCATTGAATCTACTATGTGTAAGTGTTGCTTGCTTATAGAATCAAATGCCTTTATATATACCTGCTTGACGGAATCCAATTTATGAGTAAAAATAGCCTGCACCTGTTGCTGGCGTTGATTGCCACACCCGACAATCAGTAGTGCAAGTAGTATTAGTATGCAGCTCTTCATCTTCTGTGACGCAATTATGAAATGTTCTGTTTATATAGCCCCGTTCAAAATATGCCACTTTTCTGTCTCCACTTCCTTGACTGTATTATCAACAACTTGCAATACGCCTTGTAATACCTCTTTATTGTCGCTGGTTTTTATCTCTTTCACCAAGTATGCTTTCAGTTGTCGTAAGGTTTTAAGAGATTCTAAAATATCCCCTTTTGCTTTATAGATTCCAGCCTTATACATTTTGCTTACAGAATAAGCAAAAACAGGATCAGACCCTGCTTTCGATAAGATTTCAGGCATTCTGTTCGCTAAATCAAATGCCTTTCCCCACATCTTGGCCTCTCGATAGAAATCGGCTAAATTCTTCACCAAATCAGTATAGTGTTCTGGGATATATTGTTTCCCATTTACACCAATCATTCCCTCTGTCAACATAAAATCAAGCTCTAAATCTCGAATAATCAATTCGTAAGCCTCTTGCTCTGGCAGTAAATTGGCTGCCATTCCTGCAATTATTTCATAATGAAATAGGTAACGAGCTGTGGAATGTTCCAATGCAATCAAAAAATAACCTCTATTCTTATCTACTCGATAAAGATCGAACGCCTCTTTGATTTTTTCTTCATTACATAATCGAATAAATGTATGCCACACTAAATCCGCAGAGTCTCGCATCTGTTGCATAGCCTTTGTATCGAAATCATCGCCTTGCAATAATTGAGCGACTTCATCCTGCGTCTTGGAGGCGTCACCAAGTATTGCTCGGCTCATGCTATCCAACTCAATCAAACGTGCGGCAATCCCATTTGTGGGCTTTATTGGCCATTTTTCTGTATTGGGTTGATTGCCACACCCAACAATCAATAAGGCGAATATGGGGAGTAAATAGGTTTTCATCTTGTGTGACGTATTTTGTAAATATTTCCATTATATAGCCTGTGAAAATTATGTCACCAACGAACAAATAAACTTTCTCCAACGAATCGCTCAATTGGAGAAAGTCTATATGTCCCTTGTTCTATTTCTGTTTGATAATCAATTTTGAATTGATATTGTCAATAGTAACCGTTCCGAAACGTTCCAGAACTGTCTGGCCGAGTAATAGCGGAGCCTGCTGGTTGTGGACAACCGAAGCATCAACATTACGCAGAATGGCATCGCCAATCTTGATTTCACGCAGACGGATTGTCGTACCCTCGTGAATCTCGCCAGTTGCCACGCTGTAATATTCTTTGCCCTTAATATCGTCTGATTTTAAATAGCCATTTTTAAGCATAAAATTAGCTTCCACCGAGGAGATTGTAACCGTACTTGCCCCCGTATCGAAAAAGAATTTTAAAGGCAATTCATTAATCGTACAAGGTATTTCATAAAGTCCGCTATGCATTTTTTTCATCTGTATCTCGGAAATCGTTTCAATCTTATCCTTTGCCTGTTCATCATCGGCTTCTATTCGAATAGGTTTTGCCTTATATTCCTCAATTAAGCGCTTAAATTCGGGCAGTTCTCGAATTGCATCCATATCGTCATCATGTTCGATATGTGCAAACGAGCGATAACCATTTTTAAAGGCTTTGCGAAGTGCCGTAACAGATTCATCCAACTGTCCCATGCGTGCCAACAGACATGATTTGTCGTAATAGACACCGTTTCCTGTTGAATCAGCTGCAATTACTTTCTCCATCCATTCGAGAGCTTCGGTATTCCGTCCTAATAAGTGAAGGGCATATTGGCGGCAACTGCCACTTTCGGCAACCGTATCCTGTCGAATAATCTCCTCGAAATCCGCATTGGCTTTCTCTTTTTCTCCACGTTTCAGATATAATTCACCTCGCATTAAGAAAATGTAAGGATAACTTTTATCGACATCAATTCCCGCATTGTAATCTTTCATTGCCGAATCATCGTCGCCCGTCAGTTCGTAGCACCAACCACGCTTGTAATAAGCATAAGCATCGACAGGTTCAAGTTCTATTCCTTTGGTGAAGTCGGCGATAGCCTCTTCGTATTTGCCACCCTCGCGGTAATAATCGGCTCGCCGCACAATAGCAAAATAATCTTTGCCATCCCCCAATTCAATAAACTTTGTCATATCGACAACAGCACGCTCTGTATCGCCGATTTCATTATAGCAATCAGCCCGATAATAATAGATATTTCTGGATGTGCCGTATTCTTTCTCCAAGTCGTCGTATGCCTTAATAGCGTTGGCATAATCATGCCCCAATTCATAAATGGTTACGCGCAACATCTTCCATGAACCATTATCGCTTACGCTGTTGATTTTAGATGTCACTTTCGCCAGCGCATAACTCAAATGCTTCTTGAAAATCGGATTCGTCAGCTCCGAACTGGGATTCTCTGATTTTTCATGATATGCGATTGCATCGTCAATCGCCTTGTCCACCTCGCCAGTCTTATCATAAATCTGCATACGGAAGCGATAGGTTTCATCGTAATCGGTATCGTATTTTTCGCATTTATTGACCAATTCCAGCGCGGCATCATATTCTTTTCGGGCAATCATATTGCGGATAAGGCCAATCATGGCGACCTGATCGGCTTCATCATGTTTCAACATCTGCCGATAGTCTGCATCTGCATTCGCATAATCCTTTAAATCGTAATAAATCTGTGCTCGTTCATAAAGAATATCGTGAATATCCGTTGTTCCTTTCTTGTCTTTCAACACTAATTTGTAAGCGGTATCATAGTCGGCAAGTGCTTTGTCCGAATCTTCCATATCGTAATATGTGCGGGCACGTTCCCAATACATGAGGTATTTTGGGAACATTCCACCTTTCTTATAGTATTTTATAGCAAGGTTCGCATCCAAAAGTGCATTCCCGTATTTCTTTTGTTGATAATATAAATTTGCACGAGCTATTCTTGCATCGGCATTGTTGGGAGTTTCTTGAAGCTGTTGGTCGAGGCATTTCATCACTTCTTTTTTGTCGCCGTTATTCTGTATTAGGTCGATGGCTTTTTGCAGATGGTAATCTGACGGCTGTTTCTTTTGGCCATAGCCGCTGTATGCACCTGCACACAGAAGCAGAATGATAAGTAAGTAGTTTTTCATGAGTTATGTTTATTTACTTGTATTCGTATATGTGGTGACGCATTTTGCAAAAATCTCTCTTATATACCCCTTTGAAATTATGTCACTATTGCAAGAGTAGGGACAAACATTGCCAAAGTTTCAATACCGATTTTTTGGCAATGTCGGATGTCAAGTTAGTTTGTATCATCATTTTTATTCAACCAATGGCTTATCCATAAAACACCAATGACAAGGATTGTAACAAAAATACCCCATCCAGTTGTAGGTTCTTGGTCAAGAATAAGACGTAAAGGTGTAAATATCATAAGTCCTTTATATAATATTCTCCTGCGATATATTTACATTGGTCACAAAATCGGCTGGATGTTGGATTATAGGATTGATTTCTGTATATGATTAAATCTTCCCCATAATATATTACTTTATAAACGGGATTCCCATTGTTGACTTTCTTATATAAATCGTATCGCCCCCAAGTTGCATATTCCCTTTCTCGACTATTGTATTTATATAATGTTACTTCTCCATTCTTTCTCCAATCAGAGGAAAAATTCTGTTGTTCATAGTACTCGTGATTATCCCTTTGTTTTTTGCTGAATGGATTTTGACATTGCGTTAATACGAGGCTGGTACATAAAAGCAGTAATAAAGTTTTCATAATTATCGGAGTTCAAAATATTTGACAAATACGGCTTTGAAAATCTCATCAAAAGAATGTTCATTATTATTCATTGCTCGGATGTAGCTTTGTGCATATAATCCAATCCACCATGACACCCCATCTTCATCTTGAATATTCCATCCGTTTGCCCGAACGGCTTGTTCTGTCCATGTTACCATGAATTGTAGAATTGTCGAATATGGAAAATCAACCACACCATTTACAATTAAATTGTTGGCCATATCGGCAATTTGCGGCCCGATACTTTTTTCTTGGCTTTTAAGGGCTACTTTTGCCGAGGTGCAGTATATTTCTGCTTCTTTTTCAATACCGAATGGGAAAATCATATATGTACTAATTTTAATATTTACCAATTTGAATATCCACGAAATCAGACCAACCACCATCCATGCTTATTTCGGTTACAGGTAAACCGAATATGTTGCGTGATTTTGAAATCGTGGCATAATGTTCTTTTAAACGATTTCCATAGATAGCAACCGACCCTATATTTCCTGTTCCATCAGGACAAAACATAAACAGATTCACGGGCTGGCCTTGATTGGATATTTCTATGGACATACATCCCGAACTCAACAGTTCCGATTTAAGATTCACCGTTAAATGTTGAAATGCAGGACTTGCCTTAATGTTACGATGCAAATTCGTAACGATAGCTTGGCTTCGCTCATTGAGCCGACAGGGTGGGAACATAATTCATCGTTTATACACCTCCAACCCCCAGATGTGATTAGTTAAAAAAGAAAGCGCAGGGCTGCTGACTTATTTTAGTGCGACAGGTCGTAGGAAACCCAATAGATAAAATAAGCAACAACCCCGCGCCTGTATCGTGAAGATACGACGGGAGGGCAATGCCACTTATTCTCTCTATTGTGCTTGGGAATTTCCTACGTTCGCCGCACGAGAATAAAGTTACACTTCCGTAATTCAATATGTTTCCTACAAAAGTAGAAAACAATCGTCGGAAATGCAACGGCTTTGCACCTCTTTTTTTCGGGGTTGTTGCAGATTCAAATTTCGCTAAAACAAAGTTCCTAAACAAGGGATAAACGGCTGGAAAATAAACTTTGTTTCTTGCAAATTGGGTTAGATGCTTTGTTATTCAATTTAAGCCGACATATTCCCTCAAATTGGGAGTTGCAAAACATTCCAACCCTCAATTATCGAGAATACGCCAGCGTAAAGTCGATATTTTGAGCATTGTAATTTATATAAAGACAGCTAATGCACAATAAATCAACAGACAGCATCATTGAATATGGGTTATTACGCTCTATTTACATATCAAAGAGAATACCCCTGCCATTGTGAAACAGCAAGGGTATTCTTCTTCGTTCAGTTATTCCACAAACCACCTGTACTGGGCATCGCCTTCAATGGCTCTGCCAATACCCGAGATAAGCTCGGTAGCGTTTAGCGAACGGTCGAGAAACGTGTCTATGTAGCTCGACTTGTTGGCTCCCGTAAAGAGGTTATAAACCCTCCACAAATCAATCTCTGGATTCGTGCCTCGTGAGAAATTCTCGTCCATGTAATACGCCTTTGCAACCGCGTTGATATGGCAGTCCGTAAACTCCATAGCAGGAAGCTGCCGTTTCTCGGCTGTGGGCAGGTATTGATACAACCGCGTCTTGCCAATGAGTTGGGCGAACTGGTGTTCGGTAAGGGTTCGTTCCTGCATTGCGGCCATCCGCTTTACATGGCGTTCGGCATCGTATGCTTGGAACAGGTGTAAGGTGGCATCGAACAAGTCCTGCACACCCATCACCCGCAGTTCGCTTTTGAATCCGTCCGTCGATACACAGAGGTTACAGCACACGAGGTTCTTAAAGCCGATGAAGACCTTGAATTTCTCCACCGTCTTCTTGGAATAGAGGTTCTCGTGGTTGTAGGCCCGTACCCCGCCTATCGAAAGGTTCAGTCTGTTCCCCGCCACATCCTCGTAAATCGTGGGTATCTCGAAACAGAAAGCCATCCGTTCGTAGTAGATAGTCTTGTCGGTTTCGAGAAGCTGGTTCACGGGCTTGTGGATAGCCTCTGGAATCCGTCCCTTGATAATATGGGACACGACTATATCGGGAGCGTCGATTACCTCTTGCGGGAACATACGGTGTGCAGCACCCAGAACCGTTTCGATAAAACTCTGGTGGGAGATGGTCACCTCGTTGTCCTTGCTGAATACGGGAACGACGCAATCCTCTCTCAAATGGGCTATATCCACGGGCTTGGTGTTGGCCTCGATAAAATGGCGGTTATGACGGACACCCAAAGGAATAACAGGTGTTGCAGGTCGTTCCTCTACGGTCGTTGTCCCCTCTGCGGTAGGGTTATCGAGGAAAGGATTGTCTGCATTCAATCCCACGGCAAATTCTGCATTAGGCTGAAACGCTGGGTACATGGTTGTAAGGAGTTTGAGGTTGAACACTCGGATTCGAAAGGTTGCACCATTTGAGGATGGCCTGACCGACGGCAGGTGTGATGAGAAATTCGGGACGACCCGTGAACAGTCCCGTGCGGTCTTTGGACGTGGTGGCCTTGTGGTTCATCGCTATATCCAAAACCGCAGTAAACTCGTAATCCACGTTGTCGCGCTGTACGGCTTTCAAGCCCACCTTTTCGGGAACCATCTTACCATTCTTATCCGAGAGCACATAATCCTGCTTGCTGCGCATGGTGCAAATAACATGAGCGGAGGATGTCAGAATCCGCTGGATAAAAGCGTTCTGACGGGGTGTGACCTTGGCCCAGTTGGCGAAGGAGTTGCCTTGCAGGTTGGCATGGAAATCCAGCAGATAATCCCAGCAATGGGAAATGCTGTCAATAATGATTACCTCGGCTCCTGCCTGCTCGCAAATGCCGATGGCCTCAATGTAGGTTTCGGGAGCATAGTTTTCGAGGGTGAGGACTTGATAACCGCCCAGATGGGCATAAAGGTCAGCCGAGCAGTTCTCGGAATCAATGACGGCGATTTTAGACCAGTCGCCTGTCATTCCGTAAGCGATAAGGAGCGACGAATAGGTCTTGCCCGACCCCGAAGCTCCCGCCAGAGCAAGCCGCATCTTGGCCGCCCGACGCATGGATTGTCTCAATTGCATAACTCTACAAATTAGATAATTAGTAAATGATTAAACTAATCATCCTGTCTGTTGCTTTTGTATTCGTTCTGCAATTTCTCTCGATAATATGTCACAAAAAAATCCCTCCCCGAATTTCGTTTTCCAAACCAAATAGGGGGAGGGGTGTTAATTGGGGTATTTATTCGTGGGTAGATGATAAAATCCCATATTTAATTAACATTAAAGCTTTACGCATTAAGCAATTGATAAATGGGAAATGTTCTAAATCTTTCTTGATCATCCAATGTATTGAACAATACTTGTGCTTGCACCTGATTATCACAAAGTAAATAAGCGGCTATTTTATGTTCAGGGTCGGTGTCATTTTGAATAATGTCATTTATAATACTTAATTCTGAGCCTGTTAAAAGTCGAAGTCGTTTTACAGATTGCAAATAGTTTAATTGCCTAATTGGCAACGGCAGTTCATTAGCATTTTCTAACAACCATTTAGAAAAGTTTATACATAAATCAAGTAGTTTCGGATTCGCAGTTTTATCATATGCTCGTAGCATATCCAACAACGAATAATTTAAACGATCTGCTAATATTGGATAATTCATAATATCTTGCTTAAAAGAAGATATTACACGATCATAGTATTGAGACGGAAATGTTTTATAATTTATTTGATCCAACAATGCATATTTAGATATAGGATATGTTTCCCCGTTGCTACACGATATGGATACATTCATCTCTTGCTCAAGAATATTAATAAACATATCAGGCTGTTTTCCCTGTCCCTTTACAAAAACGACAGGAATATATAAATTAAATATCTGAAGCCCACACAAACAAGGAGAAGCATCATTCAAGCTCTTTTTAAAACAGCGTTTCCCTTTTAAAATCACATCCATCAAAAGAGCTATTTTCTCACGATATTCTAGTTTAAAGTCATTGTAATCAATAACTAATTCGTCTTTTACACTTAATGCGACAAGAACTTTTTGAATATTTTTTAGATATTCTAAATGTTCTTGAAATTCAGCTATTCGAGGCGTTATTTCTTCGTCTATCTTTGTAGGATCTTGATGAATTGTTGCATCTCCTAATGTAACCTCTCCTGCTTGAAAAAAATCCAACAAAAAGGACATATCTGTAATTTGCTCAGATAGTGTCCCTTGCAAATTAAAGTCTGCTTTGAGATTTTCGCCTATGTTAAATCTAATACTTTTCCCAATTTGGAGATACTTCCCACTTTTGGTATAGACCAGATGATACAACGAATAATGAGTTTTTCCTTTAATTGTAATTGATTTTTCTATTGTCCTCTCCAGTTGAAGACAATTAACTGTATCAAGAGGTATATCTGGATAAATATCTAAAGGAGGTTTGGCATATAAGCATACCTCATGATTAAATATATAATCAAATAGAGAATCGGGAGAATCACCAAAACATGTAACATTGATTGATGTTTCATGCGTTTTAAAATCTTCCAATTTTAAAGTTGGAGTATCAACAAAACTAACTTGCTTTTTACAATCATCAAAAAAATTCATCAGTACAGCAACCAACTCATGTTCATCTGTGGGTAATTCCTTCAATTTAATATTAGTTCCTTGCTGACCACCTTTATTGGCTAATAATTTCTTTATTTTGATTGGCTGTAATAGTGAATAATAAGACTTAGTATCACTATTATCATCTATTCCAACAACCAAATATAAAACACCGAGAGTGCGATAACTTCTCAAATCAGATATGGGTACATGAAAAGTTAGCGTAGGTTTGTTTATGGACTTAACTCGTTCTCCTTTGACTTGAACGGGAATTCGCCCATATAGCGATTCATTCTTTTTTGATTTATTGGTGTAAATGTAGATGTGCCCATCCCACAATGGCTCTTTGTCTTTTTCAGCAATATATGCAGATAATAAAGACATTTTTGCTATTAACAGTTTAATAGTACTAGTTGCCAATTGCTCTATATCCATATCAAAATTCATTTTACATCCAAATATACGAATTTCTTTGATAGAAATGAATGTTCACAATATGCTATTAAAAGACAATAGAAATGAGATGACATAAATTGACATTTTGGGGGAATATGGAATAAAAAGCCCTCATACTTAAGCATGAGGGCTGGATATATTCTTTTCAATCAAATGTCGGCGGCAAATCTCGGACAATCTGCTGTATGGCTGAATCTTTAAAACAGATATTTATTTCATCTGTTGTCAATCCGATATTGTCCAAAATACAGCAGGTTAATAAGACGATACATTTCTGCGTCAAATCATATAAATCATCCCCTGCAACTGCCTTGCTAACCATTTTATCATCATCGGGGATCAGATGGGAATATTTATGTCGGGATTGTGTCAGTTCTTCTGCATCAATTCGACACTCCTGTAACATATAAACACCCTTGAACTGCTCTAATAACCTTTCTATTTGTAATTGATATTTTTTAATATCCTTACCATCTTTTTTATTGACGAAGCGTTTATAGTAGCCATCCAATGCCTGTGCTATTATCAGGAAATCGGGAGCGTCGAAAAAGCGGTTATGTTGTAACGACCGAATCAGATAATTGCAGATAGGTGATAACTGCTCAAAGTTTGCATGCCATGCAAATAACATCAATGGTACTTTGTCTGCCAATCTATCATATTTAACTAATGGCACTTTATAAGGGGTTGTGGATGGCTCCATTTCATATAAAAGAAATGCCCATCTTCTCGGTTCTTGTCGGATTCTCAACTCTATCTTACATGGCGATTGATTACTAAAAAGTGCAATAGATAGAAATTGAGAAAACTCAAAAACAAGTTGCATCAGCCTATTCGTTGGAATAGGTTTATTAGCAGAAACTCGCAAATAGGTATTTTGTGCAACGGTTGTATCGTAACGTGCAGGTATGTACTCCGAATAAGGCACTAAAGCTATTTTGATTCCGTCTTCAATTTCTGTCTCCAAAAACGGATCGCCTTTCCGCAAATCCAGCGTACATGAAATAAGTTTGCCATTACGTTCTTCCTCACGATTATCTTGAAATGCCCAATTTTTTAGGTAAGGGAACTTTACCGTGCAAATATCGAATATCGGTTCATCCATTGATTGAACATGGCGACCCAATATAACATAATCGACATTGAATTCCATCTTTGAAAAATCAGCAACGCAATCCTCTTGCATCGGATTGTCTATGCTAACATTAAAAAGCGTAAATTCATATCCATTTGCATCTCTGCCCCATATCACATCGTACTGAAAATACATATTTGCAATGATACCCTGTGTGGGTGCATGGTATATTTCTAATTTTATGGGCTTATTTTCATCGTAATACAATGTCCCCATGCACTCTTGATATTCACAGAATTGTCGTTTGAATTCATCCTTTTCTGGAAATCGCCATTTACCATGAAATACGTTAGGGATATATTGTTTGCTATTCATACTATTAAAGTCTTTTTAACAAAATTAGAAAAATGCTTCTAAAACTCAAAACCTTTGAACTCCTCCTTAAACTGTTTTGCTTGTTCGGCTCGTTCCGTAACGGCTTTATATTGTTCCTGCATATCGAGGGCTTTTATAAAGTAGGCCAACGACACCTTTTCGGGTAAGGTTTTGCATCGTTTGTTCAGTTGCCAGGTAATTGTTATCGGTTCCGATGCTGACAAACCGATAGCATTGTATTTTGTAAGCAACACGGACATTGCCCGCTTATCCCAATTTGGCGGAGTTATGCCCTTTGATTTGCAGAAATCGCATATCTCTTTATAAATCCCTGCATCGGTCTTTCTGATTGCTGAATTGATAAAACAGCCTGCCGTCAGTTCATAGCCCTTTGCAATCTGCTTTATAAGCCCTAATTGCAGACATTCATTTAATAATGCAGTTGTTGTATTACGGGATAATCCGATACTCTGTGCAATTTGGCTGTTGCTTCATTGAATGGTATCTGTATTATTAAGGCATATTGCCTTTAATAAGAGCATAAATCCTGCAATTTTGGCGGGATAGTGCTGTTTGAAGAAACTGTTATCGAGGAAGAAATAGTTGCTCTTTTCTGGCTTTATATAGTAGGAATTTCGCTTTATAAAACCTCTGTCAGCATCTTCTTTAACAGTAGTCTGCACGGTCAGACAACCTGCATCCTTTAAGCGTTTAATGCTCCGCCGTATGGTTCGTTCATCCAATCCCGTCAGTAAGGATAGTTTTTCTTCTGTTATATGAGAAATATTCGTCTTGTGATTGGAGCAATATTTAATGGTTGCTCACACGCAAATATCGACGGGTTTACTGTTGCCCGTCTGAAAGTTCACGATTGATTTGGGGATTACGGTATAATTCATCGTTAGCAATGGAATTTGGATTGTTCGTAAATATGATCTCTTTTAGATGCAACAATTTTCGGAAACAGGCAATGCCGTAATGGTCTTTGGCCTGCTTGCGATTGTTGAATCATTTATGGTCTTTGATATGGTAGTACATGATCTGAAAGACTTATTAGGTTATGTATAAGTAGGTAATGTATATATAGGACACTTTTGAGCAGTTTGCACAGGACAGATTTGAGCAATACCTACTATCTCTTTATCTGCAATCTTCTGTCGCTATAATCTTCCATATTTTCTGATTATGAAATACATTCTTTATAGGAAATATTCATTTCACACTCAAAAAATGTGGAAACAAGGAGCAAAGACAAGGACAGCAAATAATGCCGTCCTTATCTGTCTGTAAGCCTATTTTCTATGGAAGCAGAAGAATTTTCCCTTTTCTCGGATTTGCTATTACAAATATAATAAAATTATTTAATAAAAGCAAGTTTAAGGGCTGGTTGTTCCGCGGAATTTCAGGCGAATTTTCCTATCTTTGTTTAACCGAACGTTATTGCTATGGATCCGCTTTACGATTATGTTTCCGAGATTGCCAACCGAATGTACCCTACATGGGAGTTCGACGACAGTTGTGGAGAGTATTTTCAAACCGATTCTTTCCGCGGATGGGATTTCGTGCATCAGTTGGAGGACGGGCGGTTGAAATGCCCCTTTACGAAAGAGCAGTATTTGGAGAATACTCCGATTATCCGTTCCCTGCGGGCCATGGGTATCGACACCGAGAAATTTTGGATGGCGATGCTCTTTGTCTATGATGTGGTACGGGAACAGACCGAAAATGTGCAGCAGGTTCCGACCTCGGTATTCGAGGAGTTTCGGGCTTTCGCCAGATACCTGCAAGAAAATCCCGATGCCAAAATCCGTGCATGGCGAGGGCGCGAGCACGGCGCGACCCTTGAATCCGACCTTGCAAAGCGGATGTTGGGCAAGTTGCTCGCTGACAACGTGGCAGAACTCTATGCCAAGTTGTCAAACACCCGTTCTTTCGGATTGGACGGATTTTCGGTGAATCTCAAAAGTTGTTACAAGATTACGCTTGCCGTCAAATGTTTTTTGCCGCTTTTGGAAAAGTTCAAAGAGGAAGATAACCGCAGTACGAATCCCAATAAGGTTTCCTATAACAGGATGCTGTTGATTTCGCGCATCGTCTATTTCTTCGGCTATACGGACAATCCGAAATTCCTTGATAATGACGAGAGTATATCGGGAATCTGGACATCTTACAAGGATAAGGAGTGGACGACGGTAGGCGCGAATTTTAGATAAATCCAATTACATATCGGATGATAAGGGACGGCATGAGCCGTCCTTTTTTTATTCTGCCGATAAGGGGTAGTAAAAATCATGCACTTTTTCGCTATCCGACAACTATTTATGTCATAATGAGTTATGTATGGTTTTCGTAGTATTCAACATTGAAAACGCAAACACAGGTTCTTTGACATACACTCCGCTTCTCGGTAGGGAGAGAGAATCCGAACCGAAAGGCCGCAGGTCGAATCGCACGGCAGGACGATGACGGGAGTTTGCCCAAGCCATCACCCGACTGCCGCCAGAGCTGGCAAGAGCTCACCAGTCAGACCTAACGCCGAGAAAATGAAAAACAAACATTTTTTAACAATATTATTAATTAAAACCTCGCGGGTGGTATGAGGTAAACCCGCACAATTAAAATGAAAAAAATGAGTGTAATTTCAGTCATTGTAAACCGTAATTTCGCCTTTGTAAAAGGAAACCGCCCGACCAACTCCAAAGCGGTAACGGCAAAAATGAAGTCCATCGAGGAGTACGGGCTCTTATCGCCGATTACGGTTGTGGACGGTGAACAGGTAATTACGTCTGGCGGACATTTGGTAGACCTGAACGGCAAGGACATTCCCGACAGCCAGTCGGTGAACTATTACGCCGTGCTGGACGGTCAGCACCGATTGATTGCCTATATTAAATTAGGTCTGAATCTGAACGACCTCGTGATTACCGAGCCGCTGAATGTGGATATGTCGATTGCGGCGTTGATTGCCGAAATGAATATCTGCACGACCACGTGGAAAGGAACGGACTATATGGCCGCACCTGCCATGACACTCTCCAAGACGAATGAGGTCTTTGAGTTTGCCGTACAACTCCGCAGCAAGGGGTTCCCGCTGGCAACCATATCCCAATGGTGTACGGGAACAAATTCACTCAAACCCAAAGACTTGGTAAACTGCGTGAAAAGCGGGGAACTGCCTAAAATCCTGCAATCCGAAACATGGTATCAGCGGAGTATCAGATGGTATGAGGCCGCACAGGAAAAGTTTTCGGATTCGTTCCTGTCGAAAAAGTATCTGATTACCTATATCATCATGCGGTATAACAACGCCGCAGACCCCGTGGCCTACTGCCGTCAGATAGAACAGGCATTGAAGCAACTCACGCCTGCACAAGCGACGGAAATCATGGAAGCCCGCAAGATAGGGTTAAAATCCCGTGAGCAGGTGGTCGTTGAACTGCTGGAACAATACCTCGGATAGGATGATAGTAAAGAAAAAGGAGGTCGGATGCCATCAAGGCCGCCGACCTCCCGATTCCTACAATAAGTGTTGCATGGCCGCGTCGATTTGGCTGTTTTCAAATGAATCGAGGTAGATTTGTGTAGTCGATAAGTCAGAGTGCCCCAGCGATTCAGATATGAGTGCTACGCTCACACCTGACCTCTTTAAGACGGTGGCGAACGTGTGCCGAGCGACATAGGTAGTTAATGGCATTTCCAATCCTATCTGTTCACCCAGCATCTTCAACTCTCGATTGACTTTCCTCAGAACCTTGTGCGTTCGGTTGAAAATCTGCTGTGCCGTCTTGTGTTCCGAGCGGTCGAGAATGGGGAAGATATAATCTTCCTGTGCATGGTTGGCCTTGCTGTATTTTTCGATAATCCGCATGGCGTTCGGTACAAGTTGAAAGGATAATAATTTCTGTGTTTTATGGCGGGAGTAGTAAATCCTGCCGTCCACAATATCGCAGTGACGCAGGGTAGCCATATCCGTAAAATTAATGCCTGCCGTGTAGTAGGAGAACAGAAATATGTCTCGTGCAAACTCGGCATAGTTCGTCCGATAATTGGGGGCTATCTCCAATGCAACGAGTTCCTGTATATCCTCTTTCGTGATGGCTCGTTTCCTCGTCCGTGTCCATAGGCTACCGACCTTGTATTTGGTGAATGGGGTAGTTTTAGGCACGAATAAACCCTCGGCGAGTGCCTTGTTATAGGCGGCCTTAAAGATGGCGTATTTTGTGGCTATGCTGTTGTTTGTGTTGCCCTCTTTACGCAGGAACAGTTCAAAATCGTGAAGATATGCAAGGTCTATTTCGTCAAATCGGATATTCAGCGACCTAAATTGCGACAAA